CATCAGTAAGTGCTTCAGTACCTGGACCTATAACAGCTGCCATTTGAATACGTAGCTGGTTTAAGCCTTGAGGAGTCATTGAAACAGCATGAGCTGTGTTTAAGAAAGGACGAACTACTTCACCACCAGTAGGTGTTAAGTACCCATTATAATATACGCGGCCACGACCGTCAATACGGGCATGTACGGTGAAAGCCTTTCCATTGGCCCGATAGTACCTGATAGTTTCCATAAGACCATATCCTTGGTCTCCTCGCCTGATAATTTCTTCACGAAAGCCGTTAATTGAGTCATAGTAAGCCGCTTTACCTCTCTGGTCTTTAAATCTAACTAAATCATCCATAAAGCTAGTAAACTCATCGTCTACTTCATAACGGAAAGACATTGTGTGGTTTAACATATCGGCGAAATCGCCATCAATTTGTTTTTCATCAAATTTAGAAAAAGCTGAACGAGTTACAACAGGAACACCAGTATCACGGCCACGAGCGTCTACATAAGTCTTTTTACCTGGAACGACAAAATATTTGTTTTCAGGACGGTCTACACCTAAGCGATTAGATAACTCAATACGACGATTGTAGTCTTGTAGCTTGAGCATAACAGGATCAACAACTTGAACTTCTCTTGAGACAGTATCTTTCCAATTACCTGAAGCACGACCTGTGTCTAAGTCTGTTGTAGCTCTGCGAGTAACACCACGAGAGTTTACTCTAATCAGCCCTTGTTGACGAAACAACTCAAGAATTTTTGATCCCTGCTCGTGATAGTCTTCAAGAGAAGAACCGAAGATAGGGTAGATAGGACTCCAAGTAGATTTTAGCTCTTTACCTAAGCTAATAGCTAGAGAGTCATAGTCTGTAGTAGTACCTTCCGCAATTACCGCCATTAAACGAGACATAGAACGAGTGACGTCACCTTCGATAGGTTCAGTTAGTTTTTGGATAAATAAACGTTCTAAGGTTAAAGAGCGTCTAAGCTTATAAAAGAATTCTAAGTCTACAATAGAACGATACTCTTCACGGATAGTTCTTGTGATAAAGTCAACGAAGCCTTCTTCTTTAATTTCAAGAAACATAGTTAGCCAATCAGGAGTAACTTTCTTCTTTAAGTACTTTTTAACAATTTTAGAAAATTTGTCTGGAGTTTTACCGAAACGAGTATAAAAACCAATAGGATCATCTTTATAAAAAATAGAGCGAATAGAGCGTTTAATAAAGCTGTCTTTAAGAGTTTCAAACAAACCCTCTGGCTTTTCGTTAGGACCGAAGAAATAAGAAGTCCAAGGAGCTTTACCACGATAATAGACACTGCGAGCTAGCTTGATACCTTCAGTTGAAGCCCAGTCTTTCACATAACGTTCGTATTCTAACTTCTCTTTATGTAGCTTAGAGATAGCTAGTGTTTGACCCTGAATCATTACTGCAGGTTCGTTAGGATCTCCCTTGAAACCAAGGAACAGCTCTGAGCGAGCACGTGAACGACGATCTAGTAACCTTGAAACGTTTACCGTAGAAAAGTTCATTTCTGCTCGAACGGTAGCTACAAAATTTTCCCAAGGTTCTGGGTTCTTTTGATAGCGTTCAAATAGAACACGAAGGTTTTCTACTACTACTGTTTGTTGGTTTACAGACACTCGATCTTCAAGACTGTTAGTAAAGTCTTCAATGAACTGTTTTTGATTACGATCGAGTAACTTAGACTCTTTCATATAGTCAATACGTTCACGAAGAAGCGTGAAATCAGGATCGTAGTAAAGAGTAGAACGTACTTCTCCTGTAAAAGGATCAAAGGTTTGATTGCGAGGATCAAATTCATTGTTGGCTTGGGAACGAACACCACGCTTACCACCGATACTAGTACCACGAAAGTCTGTTAAACTAATCGCTGAGTTACCGTTTAAAGTATCCGCAACAATAAGATCAGCAAGATCTTTTTGTACTTGCGATGAACGAACAATTTGGAAAGGTCTAGCAACATTAAGGAAAGCAGCTTGAGGATCTTTGTCACGAAGAGAAACAGGACTGAAGAAAGTAAGTAAGTTGTCCTTAACACGTACAGCACTAATGTCTAGAGGACGTCCTAAGTTGCTAAAGAAATCTGTTAAGCCAAGAGCACCTCTTTCGAAGAGAGCTACTCGTTCTTCTGAGCCTAACTTGTCTAACTTTGTTGCCATAGGTTGACGGATCAACCACTCGCTAAAGGTTTCCTTGATAGGTAGAGCACCTGAAAGAGTGTTATCAGCTACAGCAGCTAGCTTTTCTTTGTTTAGTCTGTCACTTGTAGAGCGAGCGATTTCTTTCTTAGACTTTAGTACAGGAACAAGAACAGAACGGCAACGCCAGTGTAACGGAGGACGAACTTTTACGTTGTCTGCTGACTGGAACAAATTGTCATAACGAGAACAGATTTCGCTAGTGCGAGAGTCGAGGATAGCTGTAAAGACATAACCAGAGTAAACTTCTTTGTTTGCTTCAAGTACTTTTTGCTTGACAAGGTTGTCAGCTTGAGTCATGTGAGTAGTAACAAGAGTTTTAGCTTGGTTGTCAGTTAGTTTTGTAGTCTGTAGTACTTTCTTGATGATATCTTCTTCGACTTCACCTGCAGCGATGCCTCTACGAATTGTAAGATTAATACGTGTTAGCTCTGCACCACCTACGTTCTCAAAACTCTTTACCATAGTAGGGTGAGACTTGTTCTCGTTAAAGAGTTTGAGAGGTTGGCTAGTGATCTCTCTAGCAAGTTGTCCGCGGTTAACCGAGTTTACGCTATAAAAGTCACCAACAGAGCGTCTAAGGTTGTTAGTTTGGAAGTCTAACTCTGCTCCGATAAAGTCAGAAACAGCATTAGAGCCTAGTGCGTGAAGCTCTTGGACATGCCTTGTAACCTCACGCTCTAGTGCTAGCCGATCTCTTAAGTCTTTTCCAAGAATTTTCTTTAGAAAGCCACGGTGACGGTTAGAAGCTTTATCGATAAGTAAGTTTGCAGCATCTTGATAACGTCTAATTGTGAGCAAGTGCTCAATTTGTCTGTCAAATAATTCTTGGGTTAGACTCATTTTACCTCCTAAGCTTTACCAAGGTAAGCCCGTTAGTGTAATTGGATTTTTCTTATGTTCAATATCTAGTGTTAAAGCTTTTTCAGTCTCTTCTTTATTTACTGTACGCCAAACCCAGCCTAAAACTTGCTCTTGAGTAAGTTCAGAAAAAGGTGTAAAGTCAGAAGAATCAGGTTGAGGGCTAAATCCTTTAGCTCCGTAAGTAGCAGAGGAATACTCTCCTTCAGTAGCTGTAGCTCGCCAATGAGCAACAGTTACACCGTCATTAATAGCATTACGCTCTAGATGCTCAATTGTCCAAACGATATCAGTCATTTTTCTTTTCCAAAGATTCTGTAAGCATTTTCATGAAAGCTTCACGGCCTACTTGCAGCTGGTCTAAGTTAAACTGCGTAGAGCCGATTTTACGATCTAGGTCAGCTACATGGTTAATGATAACTTTTTGTTGATCAGTAAGCTGGTCTTCAGTGTACTCTACGTTATTAATAGTGATGGTTTGTGGTTGTTTCTTTTCCATCTTTTTAATCCTTTTCATAATATATTGTTGTTTTACCAAGGTAAAGGTTTTTGTAATAGAGAATTCTCACGAATAAAATTAATTTTATGATCAAGACTGTTATATACTTGTTTTACTAAATCGATATCTCCTATCATTTCAACATCAAAACTTAGCAAATAATTTTTTATCCAAGAAATTATTTGTTCTTCTGTAAGTTCTTCATAGTTTGTAAAACTTTCTGTGGGTGAGTTAAGTGTTGCCCAAAGTAACACTTCAGAGGTAAGGTTATCTTCTGAAACAGCTACTATTTTATAGTTTACTCCTTTTACAACATTTACTAGCGAGTTTTCTTGAGGAGTAACTTCGAGAGATAAGATTTTCCATGTATAAGTATTCATAATTTTCCTTTTTATTAATGGATAACAAATGGGCGATAACCAGACATAGTAGTACCAGTAAAGTTAACAGTCGCAGCAGTTGTTAGAGAAGCAGGAGTAATATTTAAACGATAGAATAAACGCACTACATCAACAGTACTAGCTGCAAACGAGTCAAGAGTAGGAGTAACCCCACCTATTGTTGTTGTCATCGTGTTAGAAGAAAGGTTAGATCTACTTGTGCTGGCTAGACCTAGGATAACGGAAGGACTTCCAGTGTACGCAACCGCTTGTGACGGGTATGCTGCTGTAGAAACTTCTGTGCCAAGAAAAGCGATAGTAGGATCTTGAAAATAATCTGGACTACGACGAAATACAACAATACGATTGTTAGCGGCTGCTATGCTAGTACCACTAAGGGTATTAGTTCCAGGTAAAAAGTTTATAGACTGTTGAGAATGTACAAATCTGTTAATTTGAGGGCTAAAAGCCATAAATTGCCTTTTCACTACCGCTGTACCTGGTATTGTTGAAAATAGGGTTGCGTTTGGAGCAGGCGCATTGAAAATCTGATGATGTAAAATAAAAACAGCATCACCAGCACGTATACCTGCAGGGTAAGTTGCACTAGTTGCAGTTGTTAAAATAATTCTGCTCCAAGTAGTTGCAGATTTATCTACACCAGCAGACTTACCTCTTAAGTTGTTCATACTAATTGCTCCTGAAGCTACACCAGCAAGAGTTCTAACGTTTGTTTGGTTTAGGCTAATAGTAGTAGTAGTAGCTAAGCTTAACTCAGTGTTAACCTGAGACATAGAAATTTGTCCTGTAGGTAAAACCATGTTATTCTCCTAGCTTAGCTTTTAGCTCGTTAATTTGTTGTTGTTGTTCTTTGATAGCCTCGATTAACAAGGGTACAAGACGTTCATAACGAACAGTCAAGTAACGCTCGTCAATAGGAGCTGGAGCAACTACTTCAGGCATAACAGCTTGTACTTCTTGAGCAGAAACACCTACTTCTTGTTTTACTTCATACCCAAGAGCTTGCGCTACTGAGTTTGCTTCATAGTAAAAGCCAGACAAAGACAAGACTTTTTCTAGAGCGTTATCAATTACACCTAGCTTAGTTTTAAGCCTGTCATCAGAGTAATAGGCTGTAACGTTGTTAGTAGCTCTAATTTCACCAGCAGTGCCAGAAGCTGCAGTACCAACACCAAGACTATTTACTTGGTAGTTGTTTGCAGTGTTAAGTGCGTTTGCTGTTGTAGCAGTAGTAGCTGTACCTGTAGTGTTTTGGTTAAAGGTAGGCCAAGTTTGACCAGCTGCAAAGGTAATTGCACCAGTCATAGTACCACCTGCTAGAGGTAGCTTAGTAGCATCTGTGGTAGTATCTGTGTCAACCCAAGGAACGTTAACAACAGCTTGACCTGCAGAGTTAACTTGAACTCCATAGGTTCTGCTAGCAGTTGCTGAAACAGCGTTAGCTGCAACAGACTGCACTGTATCTGAAAAGAGTTCTACACCACCAAGAGCAGTGGAAGTAGCGGCAGGCAGGGTGTAGTTATTAGCTCCGCTAGCGATACCATCGAGCTTAATACGATCAGCCCCACCAGAAGCTAAAGCTGTAGCTGTAGCAGCGTTACCCGTTACGTCAATACCCCAAGAGCCAGAAGCACCTCCGCCAGTCTTGGTCGGGGCGTCATTCGCGATCTCAGCATTGACATAAGCTGTAGTAGCAATCTGCGTAGTGTTAGTGCCTACAGCAGCAGTCGGAGCCGTAGGGGTGCCCGTGAGTGCGGGGGAAGCCAGAGGGGCTTTAGCATCAAGCTGCGTCTGGATGGCGGAAGTGACACCATCAACGAAGTTCAGCTCTGCAGCGGTAGCGGTGATCGCCGTGCCGCCGATAGCCAGACCGTCAGCGTTTACGTACCCAAAGACGTCGAGGCTGAAGCTCCCGGGGTCCTTGAGGACACCGACAGAGCCGCCAAGCCTCACGTCTCCCGAAACGTCTAACCTATAGAACGGTGTGGCTGTGCCAATGCCGACGTATCCATCAGAAGACTTAATCGTTATGCGATCAGCACCATTTGTTCTCAGTATCAAATCGTTAGATGATTCTGCGCCAATAAAAACTTGACCGTTCCAAGCTCTAAATCTAGCGTCAACTGTGTTATCTGATGACCTAAGAACTAAACCACCAATTCTATTTGTTGCTGTACCTTTTATTTCAATCACAGGACCGGAGTTTGGATCATGCAAAGGAGCAGTTGTCCCAATACCTACACTGCCATCCTTGTCGATGGTGAAGCGGTCAGCAGTGGTGCCGGAGGCATTGCGGGTCTGGATGTAGAAGTTCGTCGGGAGTTGGCCCGAGGTGATCGAACTGTCCACGCGGTAGCCAAGTTGGCCGTAGGTAATGGTGGGTGTCTCTACGCCGCCGTCAATGTAGCTGGAAGCAAAGAACAGGGTGGAGAGGTTGTTCCCGGACGTGAAGATAGTCTGGGAGCGACCGCCGAGGAACAGGGTAGCTGGGAAAATCGTTAGGTTTCGCGGTGACAGAGACGAAACGCCGATAGATAGATTCCCCGAGAACTGGGCGTTAGTCTGAAGGAGGTTTAAAGCTGTTCTGGGCGGCGCTGTTGCGTTTCCAGTGCCAACACCAAACATCATAGATCCGGTAGATGTCCCATTGATTGACGATATCGTCTGGATATAGCCTCTGGGGCCAATATTAGTGATAGCACCGCCAAATTCAATCACACCAAAAGGGATGCTTCGGTCGAAAGAAGTTGTCGAGTTTCCCAGACGTGTCGTTATCGGCTCAGTGACATAGCTTCTGTTGATACCAAAAGTCCCCGTTAGATCGGTATCTAAGATGTAGGTTCCAACACCGCCCGTTCCAGTGCCAAGCGCGGTGATGCGGACTCGACCAGTTGATGAGTTCACATACTGCCCGACAGCCAAAGTACCGCTGGTGACTGCGGTCACGTCCATCGTGGTTCCCGTTATCGTGGACGAAAAGATGCAGGCGGTAGAGGTATTGCCGGAGATTTCTGTCTTGACTGCAGGGGTAGTCGTTCCAACGCCAAGATTACCATTACCAACTATTAGTCCATTTTTAACTATAAAGTCTTTGTCTGCCACAGTTCAATCTCCCTTGTGGTGTTGTTGTTTTTAAAAATTTTTAATTTTCTACGATTTGAACGCCATTTGCGGGTCTAATGATATTATAGTCAATTAACCCATCGTATACAAATCCAAGAGTCATTGGTGCAAACCTGTCATACTCTATTATATCTGCGAAAAAGTCTAGTTCAGACTGTATAGGTGTTTCTACTATTTCTGCCATTTTTATGCCGTCTGTCCTGTGTTCACCACAAATCCGGCAGTTTTATTACCAGAGGCTTGTGCAGAAGAAATTGCATTGAAGTAGGTATAAGTATCACCATTAATGATCATAGTGTCTCCGGTTGTACCAGCACTGCCTCGTGTAAACCAAACATCACTGATGCCGGTGATCCAACAAGTTGGTAGTCCATAACCGAATCCTTGGAACAACATTGGCTTCACAATATTTCTTGTAGCCCCAGTTGCCGATAATGTTGCTGACATTCTAGATGACCAGATAAAAGGTTGTTGTGCTAAAGAAGCAGCCGCGGCGATGCCGCCTTCGCTTGGGCCTCCAAAACTTAGAACACCGTAGTTTATATTAGTATTAGGGTCAGTAAAGTTGAATGTTTCAAAAGTATGAGTATTTCCAGCTCCAGCAACTGAAACTGTACCGTTTATTTGAATTCCTCCAAGTGTGCCTGGGCCAGAAGATCCCGGACCATAAGTATTTGCTCCGATATTAAGTTGACAAAATGGTGCTGTACTATAAAACTCGTGTAATTCTGATGCACTATGTTCAAATACACCATGGTACTTTAGACCTTCTCTTACTATCAATACAAATCTTGGAGTTGCAATAAGGTGAAAGGTTTGGTTTGCAGCGTTACTAAAGGCATTCTGAGCATCGCTTATCAATGCTGTTGCAAACGCATCAGTAGTCGCATATCCATGCGAACCTCTATTTGTAATTGTAGTAGTTACTACGTTTGAAGCACCTGCTAACCAAAATCCTCCATATGTAGTAGTATCACTGTATGTCATGTTTATAACAGCAAACTTTTCTTTTCCAGCTGGGGCAAGACATGGAGACTTCATAGCCCACCACTGGTATGATGTTGCCGCTGGGACTGAGCCACTTCCTAAAGCAGCTCCATCTAAACTACTATGAACATATGTCCATCCTGCTGGAGTATTGTCTACAATAACACTTGATGTGTTACTAAATCCACTACCACTTAGGTTAGCTAAAGATGGAGTTGCAGAAGTACATAGAGCCACAATATCTCTAATTAGGCGTGATGGTATAACTGCAGCACCGCTTGTTACTAATTTTGCGTACATGTTATAAAATCTCCATTCTTGAGTCTACTGGAGTATACTCAGGATCAAGTGACATAAAATATAAAATACCTTGTACACCAAATGTTTTAATACTTGTTGCAGCTACTTGTTCGAGTTCACTTAAACTTCCATTAAAAACGTATACAGTCGGTGCTGTTTCGTTGTTTCCCTGAAACTGGTTCATTATTTCTTCTTTTGTCATTTTATTTATCCGTAAAAGGTTATTACAACGTTTAGCCCTGTACCAGGACGTATAGTTCCTATACCAGTAATATCAATAAACACAGTATCAGTGTTTAGTATGTTAAGTGCTGTAGCATATGTACTAGAAGTATTTCCGCTTGTAATTGAGTATGTTCCTAAAGTTGATGAAACATTTGATGAGTCAACTTTTCTTAAATTAATGTCAATTGAGCCACCTGCTGGTGCAGCTATTGCAGTTCTTGCGCCTCTTGCATCAGTAACTTCTAAATAAATTTGAGATATTAAATTTGCTGCTCGAGTAAATACAGCTTTATTGCCTGTAAGTTTTACAACTGGTCGCCCAGCTGCAGATAAGGCAATTCTAGAAGTTTTAGGTTTGATACCAGCGGCTACGCTTGAAAGAGGTGCGCCTGTAACATTGTTAATATTTGTATAAGCTGTTCCGGTAGTATTATCTAAAAGAAATTTACGAGTTCTTCTTGCCATTGTTAAACCTCTATTACCTGAACTGAAGCTTTCCAACTAATCGTATGACCAGTCACTCCTGTTACGTAAATATTTATGGAATTGTTTGTATCATCAGCTCTAGCATCAACTAAATATCCCGTATTTGTTCTTGCTACAATAATTTCATAAGCAGATCCAACATCAGTTACTACTCCGCTACTATTTGCTGCTACCCCTTTAAGTTCAAACATAGCATAATCACCAGGAGTATCTGTTCTCCGAGCAGCAATAGTTACTAAATAGCTTATAGCTTTATTTGTTGCTACAGGAATTCGAGTTAAACCGTCAATAAGCAGTTCTGTTTCAGTAGAATTTGTTGTAGTACCTGTCAGGGAATACTGGTTAGAAAAGCTGCTTGAGCCTCCACCACCTACCGAAGAAATAATGCCGTTACTAATTGCAATAGTAGTTCCGTCAACTTTAACACCACCAAGAACAGTTGTACTAGCTGTTGGAATAGTTCCCCCTACAGCACCACCTTCAAGTACATCAATTCTTGCAAAGGTTACTGTAGTATTTGTGTTTACCGGAGTTGCAAGTAGTCTAACATTTCCTCCGCTAATATTTGCATTAAAGGAAATAAGGCTTGATCCTGAGTAAATAGTTGCATATTCAGTTACGTAACAAGCAGTACCATCCTGTATTAATAAAATTTCTGTAGCATGATATGAGCTTGCTGTTGTTGCTTCTACATAATATTTTGTAGTTTTTACTGCTGTAACTAAAAAGCTATCTATAATTTGATCTGCAGTAGTTGTTGATAGCGTTACTTTTCCAGTTGCATATGAGCTTGCAGTACTTTGACTTGTGGTATTCTTCCAAAGACCTGAAGAAGTTTCATAAGCTAAAACTTGGCCATTAGTAGGGCTAGAGATAAGGACATCATGAATTTCATTTAACTCAAAACCATTCTGCACATGAGCAAGAATACGGCCTGAGCTAGCATTAGCCTTAACTACCCAACCAAGAGAAACTAAGTGAGCAGGAGCAACAGGCTTAGTCTGAGTAATAGACCCTGCTGTTGATCCTAAGTAAACAGGACCCCCTTCAGTTAAACCAAGAGTATTTAGGTTGTAAACTAAACCTTCTGTGGTTACTGTTCCTTCTGCTCCATTGAGAATGTCTGCAACAACAAAACCAATAGTCTTGCTGGAAGTAGCTTCAGAAGAGTTGCTAGCAAGCGCAATACTTGGTCTTTGTCCTTGTGCTCCGTTGATATAAACAACAGAGCCTTTAGTAATTGTAGCGCCAGTACCGTTGTATACAGTTAACTGCTGTACTTCTACAGAGCCGAACTCGATGATGTTACCGTTGCCATCTTTTGAGAATAGTTTTTTGTCGACAAGGTTGATAGCAAGCTCGCCAACTTCAAGATCAGTCGTTAGCGGTACTTTTTCAGCAACGCTAGACTTCTTGTGAATAATTTTAGTCGCCATATAGATGAGACCTTTCTATGTCTTAGTAAGTACCGCCGTCAAGCTTTACGTTTTGTAGTGGATAGTCACCCATGTCCCAAGCATCGTTAGCTTCATTCCAAATAAACTGTACGTTTGTATCAGTGCCACGCTCTACTTCAAAACCAGCATTTTGACTGGCTGCTCCTGTTTCGTCTGCGTTAAGAACAATGATGTTGTCGCCAATGTTAACAGTGTTTGAGTTTACAGTAGTAGTTGTACCATTAACAGTCAAGTTGCCTGTGATAATAGCATTACCACCAACGTTAAGGTTTTCTACGATGCCTACACCACCAGCTACAGTTAAAGCACCACTAGTAGTTCCAGTAGAACTTGTAGCATTAGCAATAGAAATAGCAGTTGAAGTGGTTGCACCACGACCTGTTACGGTAGCAAGAGTATCGACTTCAGCAGTTAAATAAGAGCCAGCTGGTTGAATACCTGCTTCTGCAAGAGTGTTGTTAATCCAAGCAGTACCATTCCACTTTAAGATCTCACCACTAGCATTTGATGTGATCGTAACGTTAGAAAGAGAGTCTAGAGTGTGGTTGTGAGTTGAAGTGGCAAGACCAGCTTCTGCTGCTGTTTGGTTAATCCACTTAGAGCTTGTAGAGTCCCAAGCTAGTACTTCGTTATCAGAGTTGTCAATAACAAGGACGTTTGAAAGAGAGTCAACAGTGTGGTTATGAGAGGTAGAAGATTTGCCGTCTAACTGCGTTTGAATAGCAGAGGTAACACCGTCTACATAATTTAGCTCAGTAGTAGTTAGGGTAGCGCCGTCAAGGATGTTTAGCTCTGCAGCACTAGCATTAACACCGAACTGGGTGAGAGAGGTGTAGCCTGCAGCTGCCCAAGCAGTACCGTTGTAAGCTTTTAACAAATCGTTAGCAGAATCGTACCAAAGGTCACCTTCAGCAGGAGCAGTAGGAGCAGTACCACCAACATAAGCAGAACCAATGGGTACTACAATGTTAGAATTGTTTTTAGAATAAAGTTTACGGTCAGCAAGGTTAAGTGCTACTTCACCAATTTCAAGATCGGTTGTTAGCGGCACAGCACCTGCTGTACTAGATTTTTTAAGAAGAATTTTAGTTGCCATTAGAAGTTACCCCCAGTAATGATAGTATTTGGATTATTAAGTACGTTTGTTGCAACATACTTGTTATCAGTTTCTTTAAACACAAGAAGAGAACCGTCAGTTCTATCGTCATTGTTTACATCTACCATACGAGAAGTTGTTAGCTGGTAGTTTCTAAAGGTTTGAGTAGGTAAGTCGTAAGCGATGTAGTCAGCATTTTGTAAGTTGTTAAAAATAACATCTTCAAGATGGTCTAAGTTGATTTCAGCTTCAACATCACCTGCATCGATTGTAGTGGTTACTCCTGCAGAGTTAACCGTTTGTACAATAAGGTGTTGGTTAGCATCAACATAAACATTACTAATAGTATCGCCTTTAGAACCCTGCCCTCCTGTCCTAGCAAGAGAAACTGTGTATTCTAGCTTGTCTACTTCTGTAACAAGTTCGTTTTTAGTTAGAGAAAGTTCTAACTTATTGCCTTTAGTGCTTAGTTTGTATGTCATCTTAGAACTCCGTTGGAGAATATAAGACTTCTACTAGTCCTCTGAGAGGTTTCCAAATTTGTTGTAGATTCCCTGTTCCTGTGTCTTTTACTTCTAGTTCGATATAACCATAAACAGGTTTGTCAGGGGAAGGTTGTACGTTCCAAGTAGCAATCAAGTTCTCTGGGAAAACAATCTTGAAAGTATTATCGGTTACGAGAGAATCTAAAATAGGTAGCTGAGTAATAACTCCACTAGGCTGCACAGCCGTAGGAATCTTACCATCACCAGTATTTTGAGCTTCAATGACAGTAACTTTCATCTGATAACCTGTAAGATTGGTTAGCCAGTTTAGTGTTACATCTAATTGAATCTGTTCTCCGTCAACAATACTTGCTAAGACTGCTCCATTATCAGAGATAAGATCTTGGGAAGCAGAAGTAATTTTACTGCGTGCCATGTGTGTGTCTCCTCTAACCGAGCCTCAGCTGGGTTGTGTTGTTGGGGTCCTTCATTGAGGAGAGTTATTTCTTTTTATTTCTTTTCTTCTTAGCCTCTGCAGCTACCGACAAAGCGATAGCTACAGATTGTTTCTGTGAATGACCACGTTTTTTCTCTCTACGAATATTTGAAGAAATGGTCTTTTGTGAATAACCTTTTTTAAGTGGCATTATGCAGAGTCTCCTGGAAGAACAATGCAACCAGTCTTGCTGTAGTAAACTTCAGGACTGTCAAGAAAAGTAGAAGCTTCATCAAGATCTGCTTCACAAGCTTCTTGAGTTACAAAGACCTCTTCAGTATTGTAAAAGATTTCGCAAGATTGTACTTCAGCTGAAGTGCACACTAGTAGCATTGCTAAAAACATTATATATTGTCCTCTATGTCCATGCCAGAGTTATCTTGAATCAGAGGATCTTGGCCGATCTCTTCCATACCTGCTACATCATCATAATCATTAGGAATAATATCATGCTGCTTAGCTACAGAAAGCCATACAGAACGAGGAATCAAACGATTCTGATACCATTCAGTTACTAGACGAGTCCATTCAGAACCAAGAGGTGTTGGGTTAAAGTCTGCTGATAGTTTGAATTTAAGATCTTCAACTTCTACATCTTTTCCATAACGCCATCTAATCATTAGCTTAAGAACTTCTGCCATAGTAGCAGAGAGCTTGTTGTTAAGAAGTCCTAGCTGAGCTGTGATGCTAGAGTTTCTAATTTCAAGCGCAATACCAGAGTCTCCAGTTCTTGCGTCTGGTGCTAGAATCTGAGTACCGAAACGAGACATTTCAGCTAAGGCACCTTCAATTGCACGATCCATATCTGACAAAGCATCCGTTGGAGTTTTAAAAGCATCAATTTTGTCTTGTGAGCCTAATTTAATCCAGGAGCCTAAACCAGCATTAACTACTTGTTGAAAGTCTTCGTTGCTCATGTCTGAAAACACTACAGGAGTAAAAGTAGCTGCACCATAAAGAAGATGATTACGACGAGAGATTTTGTTGTAAAGAGCAATTTCTTTGTCAATAAGAGGAGTTAGCATTGGAGCTTCGAGGGTAACTTCACCATTTAATGGGAAAATAGGGAGCTGTGTCATTGGCTCACCCCACATCATTGGAGTTAAAGGTTCACCGTCTGCAATCCAGTGGTCATTACTAAACAGCTCAGTACCAAAGAGCTGAGTCATTTTAATGTCACCGTTAATCAGGTCTACTGTAGCTTCACCTTCTTTTTTGTAGTATTGTACTCTGTAAATACCTTCTTCATCAAGATAATGATCCGCAGCAACAATGTCTAAGTTAGGATGCCACTCAGAGTCTCTATAAGTTCTGCCAATGTAACGGAAAACAATACGAGTAAGAGTTGGACGACCAGTGGATTTATCAATACCTGTTTGCCAGTTAATAACGTCCTCAGCTCTCCAAAGAACTGGATAAGGCGCAATCATTTGTTTTTGTTCAGGATCTAAATCAGTGTAGTTAGGAACCATAGGAAAGTCTACAGAAACCCAACCACGTGAAGTCGATAGCTCTTCCCAAATAGCAGCATCAAGAAAAGCAATAATTGGACGACCATCTTCCGTAAAGCGGTTACGTAGCCAAGAGGCAGCTTCTTCAGGTACTGTTTCAGGTAGCATAATTTCTGGTGGCTTACGAAGCAAACCACCTGTAAGAATCTTTGCATACTGTGAAGTTAAACCGGGTAGTTCTGCTTCAGCTACGTACCAGCGATACTGTTCTGCTGACATACGAGGACTAAAAGGTACTAGTAGGTTAGTGTAGTTAACTTGATCGAGATAACGGTCATGCTCTTTAGCATAAAGCTCTCCGTTTAGAATAGCGCGGCAACGTTTCCAGATACGAACCATAGATTCATATTCGTAAGTTGGAGTGCCAACACTAGACTTCGAAGTAAGAGTTGGTATCTGGGTCATTTAGTTCTCCTTAGAGTTATACGCTATCGTCTGATACGACTACTACAACAGCTTCTTTAATTGCTTTGGCCCAGACACGTTTAGAGCCTGCTACACCTGCACGATAGTCTGTAAGTGCACGATTAATCTCAGCATCATCCCAAGTTGCGAAATGGAGGCCGTACTGGTCTGTTGGAGCTGTGCCAGTATCTGTTACACGAACGTAAACACCGTTTAGTTTGTCTTCGTTAGTGACGATTTGCCATGTGATCTTAGTTGCATCACCGCCAGTTAGTTCAGTCCATACACCAACTGGTACATGCACTGCTGCTTGATTTCTTGCCATATTTGTTGTCCTTTATTTTTAGAGTTTCAGGGTCGATTCTTTTAGTAAAGTTTTTGGCCTGAAAACAATGGGCGTTAGTGTGTGTTAGTTTTTCTCATATTTTACATAGGCTTTCACAAGCTGAGCAACTAGATCAGAACGAACGATATCGTCTAGATCAAACTCAACAACAGGAATCTCTAAGTTAAATTGATTAATAATCTTTTTAAAGGTTGTTAGACCAGAGTCACGTGTATCTCTTTGCATTGGATCACCCATAAGAATCATTTTAGAGTTCTCACCGATTCTTGTAGTAATTGCCTTCACTTCTTCATAAGTTAAGTTCTGAGATTCGTCAACAAGAATAATTGTGTCCTCAAAGCTAGCACCACGAATAGTTTCTAGCGGATGAAACTCGATTTGACCTGAATGACGCTTAGCATCGTAGTCATTTGCACCAAGTCTCTTTTTAATCTCACTAGTCATGGGAGCTAACCAAGGACCAAGCTTATCGTAAATGTCACCGGGGAAAGAACCAAGAGTTTTTCCTGTAGGAATATTAGCACGAACTAGTACCAGTTTCTTTACACGACCTTGCACAAGCAAGTTTACAGCTGCGTTAACAGCACAATAAGTTTTACCAACACCTGCTGGACCAATTGTAACTACTAACTGGTTTTGCTCGATAGCTCTGATTAGCCGATCTTGGTTTTGAGTCTTTGGCTGAATGTGGACAGCCTTTTCAACTAGAGGTCGTGGGCGAGTACGAATTCTTTTGGTCATTTTATTCCTTTTGGTATGCTAAAAAAGTGAGGAAAAGTGTGTATCTATAATGAGATAATCTCAAGACGAGAAATCTCTTAACCCCCAACGATGGAGGCTCTTATGAGAGCAATGCCGTACTTTGTTAAACTGGCTTTCACCACTGACGATGGTGAAAACGGTTTTATGACAAGCGATTACTTCATGGCAGGTAACAAAGAAGAAGCTTTGAAAAAAGCCCTTGAGTTGCATGAGGACGTAACTAAGACTCTTGCAGGTGTTGCGGTGTACGAACTGGTAATGACTCTGTAGAGTCTTGGCCTGAGCAAGCGACTAACTGCTCGACTACAACCCTCTTAAGGAGAGAAACATGAGATACTACGCACAACTAGACTCAGGAAAGTTACTCGAAGTTTCTTGGGTGACCTACGAGTTACTCGTAACCGAACATGGTTGGAAGCATCGGCTGAAAGAAGCTGAACTTGCTATCGTGTTTAGAATGAAAGGGAACAAAAAGAAATGGAACTCACAACTGAAGAGCTTAGAACGCTCTGGAACACTTGGATTGGCGATTCAAGTCTTCGGTCGTCTTTGAGATTTGGACAGTTCGTCTGTAACAGAAAGCTTCAGCCCGGATTCGTTTGGGCTGAGGTATACTACGCTTCAACCGAAGTAGCTTGGCAAAGACTATACGAGCTAGCTTCAGATCAAAAACCCTTCACTGGACGGAGAGTGTGAAATGTGGACTGCAACCTTTGTGGCATTGTTTTTCATCGGTATTGTTGTTGGTGTTCATGAGTATCTTGAGCATCGTAAACAGAAAGAAGCATATAAGAAACTAGAGCTTCGTTACTTCTATAAGTTACTTGCTGACTACGATAAAGGTAATAACCAAGACGTTGAGATTTTTCAACGTTTACTAAACAAGTCTGCAAAGCGTATTGCAGTTTACTACCCCGGCTTTACTGCCCCTACTCTTGTGTAAGGTAAAAATAGATGATTATCATAGGTAGCATCATACTGTTTGTAATCATAGTTTCTTCTCTGAAACTACCAAGACTTCGACTAGGTCCTTCTGCTTTGCTTGCTGCATTGCTGTTTGGTATCTTTGTAGGAGTTTCTTCCGAAAACTATCAAGCAGGAATAGGTGCTTTCCTAGTAACTGCTGTGTTGTTTTGGTAAGATAAGGCTCCCGCTTCGGCGGGGGCTTTCTAAACTTCATTATTTTTTTCATGGCTAACTGAGGTCAAAATGATCCAACAAGTACTACGCGCTTACTCAGAATCTAAGCTACTATCTGATGTAGCAAAGCTAACTCGTCTAGGCTGGTCAACAACAGGAGCAACCTATAAAGAGGGTTTGTTCTGGTATCAGGCGGTATCAAAGCAATGACCTTCACAGTAGAGCATGTGTTCGCGGAGTCGATTATAACAGTACTAGACGACAGTGGACGACTAGAAGACGTTGAATGGCTACTCGACGAGCAGGGAGTCTTTGTTCGTCAGTGGAATGAAGAGTATGAGCGTTATGAAGTCGTAGAAATGACAAACCAACAGCTAAGAGAAGCGTTAACCGCTCTTGGGCTACCAGAAGGGACCTATACCGCAACATGACTTGGAAGTATGGAGATGAAATCGTTTATAGTGTTTGCCGTGGAGACTGTGTTGAGACTCAACATGGTGAACGTTATCAACTGAAACAAGACGCTAACGGCTACCTTACTATTGAAACTAGTACAGGTGTTCGTCGGTTAGGAAACCTTAAGTACACACTATTCAGGAAACTTAAAATGACAGTAAACTGGAAAGAACCGCTACAAATCGAAGGTTTAGGTCAAGCTCCTCTGACTTGTACTCTCTTAGTCTCTTCAACTAAAAAAGGAGACAAGGTAGTAGTAGAGACTGCAGATGGAACAGTCTACGCTGCTTACAAAGATACAGGACTTGTACAAGGTCAACTAGGATTTGTTCGAGTAACTAACCCACCACAAGAGTGGAAACAAGCTTTTGAGCTCTGGAAAGGTCAACCAGCTGAAAAAGAATACTCAGTTGAACAAACCTTCAAAGATGCTTTTGAGCTAGGTAGGAGCTGGAAATAATGTGTCTATCTGGAAGTTGTTCTATCTGTCAACGAGACTATCCACCTGCAAAGGAAACTAAAATGCCTACAGTAGATTTATCTAAACCTCTCACAGTTAAAGGTTGGGGTGACTTTCATTACATCGGTAAAAATCGACAAGGAGAGCTAATTGTAGAGAATGCAGGAGGATCTATACATCGTGTCTCTGCTATTACTTTCCGATTCTTAACTACAACAAATGCAGTAAGTTACTATTTAGAAAACAAGCTAGAACCTTGGGAGAAAGCTTGGGAAGAAGCTAAAGATAAGTCTTCTTATCTACTAGAAAAAGAATACTTTAGGTACGTGTTTGAGCTAGGTCGATCGTGGAAGTAAATCACGCTAGTTATATAATCGAACTGGCAAGGAAAACAGAACCAGTGTTCCGCTCTAAACATGCAGCGGGACTCTACTACCGAGGCCGGTTGTTGGCCACAGGAGTCAACCGCTACAAAACGCATCCTATGATGCTACGTTACAATAAACACCCTGACTGTGTAAACTTGCATGCAGAAATAGACTGCATAATCAGGGCAGTGAATCTTTATGGAACCGAAATACTAAAGGAGTGCACTCTTTATGTTGCTAGAACTTGTAAAGATGGAAGTACAGCGTCAAGTTGCCCTTGCGATGGATGCTCACGTGCAATTGAAGCATTCGGAATCAAAAGAACCTACTACACCACAAAAGAAGGGTGGAGGTCCCTTTAGCAAAGGAGAGTTAGTTCGAATTTCAAATACTGGACATGAAGCTAGAATTGAAGCTTTTCTTGGGGATGGTATGGTGTTGTTAAAAACTAAACCTTACTATCGACCCTTTAAGAAACATTACAAACAACTGGAGGCAGTATGACTCGTCGTAAGTTTAACCTAGTCGAAGAAGTAATAAACTGGGGATATGAAACTCCTGCAAGCACAATAGAAGCAGAAACTAAAGCAGCACAAGAAAGAGCTAAGTCTCTATTTGGCTGTGATGGTGTTTACTTCGAATATTGTACAGACTATGAAGGTTCAGTAGAACTACGTTGGATCTTCTATCGTGGAGAGACAGAAGAAGAGTACAATAAAAGAGTAGTATTAGAAGCTACTCGACAGCAAGCTTACAAACGCTCACAATATGAACAGCTAAAGAAGGAACTAGGACTATGAGCAAGGACACCGCTGTAACTACCGTCAACAACCGTGGCTACTACTGTGCACAGGGTTGGTATCACCATCCTGTACGTAACAAGTGGGCACGTATCACTGTAGACAAGGTAAAGATTATGTGGGCTGACCTTGACTACGAGTACAGTTACAAACAGGGAGACTATGTGTTTAGTCTCGCTAAAGAACACTGGACAAAGGTACGTCATAATGAAGTACCGTTGGCTGTTCACAACCGTCTGGAGGCGTAACATGAAAACACGTATTGTCGTGGTCACTAAAGGCTATGTTCCTCAGGTTTGGAAATCAACAGGAAGAACAACAGGTATGCTCTGGTGGTCTAAACCAGTGTATGAGTGGTCTGGTGTATGTTCAGAGTTGACTACTTTTCGCTTTCCAGATTTACAGCTATTTTATTGTGTGGTTAAAACACAAGAAGAAGCACAGTTGATACTAGATCAGTATAAGAAGAAAGAAGAAGAAAAGAAGTTAGATGTGACTGATTTATTTCTTCTCTCTTCTAACTAACCACTATGATGGCCCCCTACCCCCTATAGCTGACGCTAGTCACCGGAAAGTAGGAAAAACATCATAGTTCTTCTAACTGAACCACTGATGACGACCCCCAAAGAACTCTCATTCTTCTTTATAGCTAAGAGGTGGGAGGTTAACAAACTAAGGAGAGAACCATGTGCCCACCCTGTAACAACAACTGTAATCAAGGTAGAGATTGCCCGGCGAGGAGGACGAAATGACCAACTACAACGACGGAAAAATCCACGGCTGGAACGGTGGCGACTGTCCTGTGCATCCTGAGACTGAGGTTAGAGCGTGGCGGAGAAACTTGGGTTTGCCTATTTTATGGCAGGCTAAACTTATTTCATGGCGGCATGACTATGGTGACGCAGATATCATCGCCTTCCAAGTGGTCAAACAGCATGTCGAGCCGAAGGTGATCTGGGTGAATGAGACGAAAGGAGGCGGCTTGGTGACCTTCACATCAAAAGAAGCCGCCCTTCGCTATGTCAGCCCTCACGATGTCCGCATCGCCGTGAAGTATGTAGAGGCAAGAGATGACTGACTACAACAACGGGCAAATCTGGGAAATGATTTGGAGACTCCTGCACTGGATTGGTCTGCATAAAAACAAGGTTAGCCGAGTCCATGTCACTGATCGCGGTCACATCGTATTTGAAACGCGCTGCATGATTTGCGGAAGACTGGGGTGTCATTATGACTGACGCACCAGAACGGATTTGGATTGCTCCTTGGCGCGAAGGCGATTGGAGCGAGGGCGATTGGGACGACAACGAGGGCAAGACGCTGAACGATAAGCCTTGCATCGAATACGTCCGCGCCGATCGCATCGAAGCCCTTGAAGCCAAGCTAGGTTACTACAACTTACTTTGGCAAGCCTACGAAGGAGAACGCCCAGTAGATCACCTTGAAGAAGCAATAAAGACTCACTCTGCTGTTTCTGATCGACTAGCTGAAAAACTACACAAAAAGGAGCTACTTCTCGAGAAGACTCTAGAGTTATTAAAATCAGTATTAGGTTACAATAGCTCTATGCACAGTGGTGCTGGAGTTTACAATAAACGTATCAAAGACCTCATAGCAGAAATCAAAGGAGAAAACAAATGAGACTGAACGAGTACATCAACCAAGTCTACAAGGCTATCCTGTTTATGTTTGGTCTTTCTTTGCTGCTTGACCCTACTTCGCTAGGAGAATGGAAAGCTAAGATGGACATTGGTTACGACTCTATCTGGTCTGAGTACGTATACGACTGTGACTGTACAGAGGAACTGGAATGAATGATCAGGATCAGTTCTACTTTGGACTAGCGCAAGAACAAGCTTCTTGGTCTCTAGATCCTAACAAAAAAGTAGGTTGCGTAGTTGCAAGAAACGGTAGAGTCCTTACTAGAGGCTTTAACCAGTTTCCTAAAGGTATCGCTAACACCGATGCTCGTTGGGCTGACAAAGAGTATAAGAACCTAATTGTAGTGCATGCAGAGACTTATGCTCTTCTCTCCTCTAACGACTGCCACGGAGCCACTCTTTACTGTACCAGCTTTCTCTGCAGTACTTGTGCAGGGTTAGCTATACAGCGAGGAATCAGTAGAGTAGTAGCACCTGCACCTGAACCTTGGTCTTCTTGGTATCGTAACTTCACAGTAGCACGATCAATGCTACAAGAAGCAGGAGTGACAATAAACTATGTGTAACGACTGCCGCATAGATCCTTTGAACTCTTACACAGAGTTCGACGGAACCGTTTGGTACTATCGATGTCGAGACTGGAGACACATCGAGCGTTCCTTAGACAACTCAACTTGGAAAGAGATAACTGATGAAGACCTAGCAGAGATGAGTGAAAATCACATGCAGTACGTGGAGTCTCTACTGATTCCTTTCTAAACAAAGGAGGTAGCATGCTAGAAAGCGTACTATGCTTAGCCCTAGCTCTCTACCACGAAGCTCGTTCAGAAACTATCGAAGCCCAGTTACTTGTAGCTGAGGTTATCATGAACAGAGTTAAACACGAAGACTTCCCAGCAACTATTTGTGAGGTAGTCTACCAGCCTAAACAATTCGCTTGGTCTGACAAAGACCTGCCTATTACTGAAGCTGTCTTCTTAGACTCAGTAACCATGGCAGGAGAAGTATACTGGGGTCACACAGAGTTACCTGGTACTGAAGCTTTGTTTTTCCACAGTGGATCTCGTAAAGGTTTCTTTAACACTAGAAAAAGGATCGGACGCTATGGCGAACATACGTTCTATGAGTAAAGCAGAGTTTAACCTGATAAAGGAGCACAAGGCTTGGAACGAAGACGACTGGGACCATCATGAACACATGAGCTATTCAGAGGCTCCATCAGCAATCACTAATCCCTTTTACGTTGTATTTGGGAAAGACACCTTGGGGGTAAAATGGCAGTAGTACTAAAGTATCTAAAAGAAGGTGATGTTCTAAAGCATCGACGTAACAAGGTGCCTCTTGAAGTCTACAAGATTCATCTTAGAAATGACAGAGCAGACACAGCAAGTTGCCGTCCCTTAGAACGTTGGGAAGGTCAAGACTACAATACTAAAGGTTTAAACGATTGTACCTTGTATGATGGTGATAACTACAGCCTAAGCAACTACACAGTAATCGGCAACACAAAAGAGGAAAAGAAAACCATGTCTAAGCTATTCAAAGTTATCGGTGAAGAAGTGTATGGTATCCACATCGGTACCAATACTGCTGGTGAGCTAGTACTTGAGATTCGCGGTGACGCTAACAACGCTATCAAGGCATTTAAGAAAGATGCTCTTGAGGAAGTGAAACCTTATACTGTTAAACTTGTACCGTTGGCTGGAACAGGTAATCCTCGTCATGCTACTGTTGAAAAGGATAAGCTGAAACAGAATGATGTTATTGTGTATGGCGCTACAATTTGGACTGTAGCGGAGCTAGATACTAAGCAAGATAACTGTTCTGAGTTGTCGGCTAAAAACTGCAAGCGTCTTGTCGTAGGAGAACTGTGATGAAAGTAGATAACGTAGCCTCGTGCTGTACTGCTGTGGTCCTGTCTAGCTTTCGCTTTGATGGTGATGGAGTTCCTGCTCAAGGAGCTGATTATAACTATCCAGGCATGAAAGTTGAAGAAACTAAAGAAGCTTTGCTAAATGAAATGCTAAAGCTTAAAAACGAAGGAAAGGCTATGGTTACAGCCTTTACCAACGACAAACAAGTAAAAGCTAATGCCTTCTTGAAAGACATTGGTTTTAAATCCACTAAGTGGGCAACTAAAACATCACATGCAAACACCCGGTTGAAACTGTGGTGGTTTGCTCTTGACAAACTGGAGACATAAATGGCTAAGAAACCTGTAACTAAAAAAGTAGAAACTTTTGATGTTGAAATCGTTAGTAACGGCTTTGTCCTAAACTACTCAGGCAAAGATGAAGACGATGAGTGGACTTCAACGAAAGAAATTGTGACTACACTTGAAGGACTGCATCAACGTATCGACAAGATCGTAGAGACTATGCAGTAATAAACTTGAGAAGGCTGGCTGTGTGACTAATGGCTGGCCTTCTCACCTCTTAACGCTAAAGCAGAAAGGTATGGCTCCGTAGCTCAGCAGACAGAGCAAGAATCTTCTAAATTCTAGGTCGGGTGTGCAATTCACCCCGGAGCTGCCATTAAAAAGGAAACTAATATGGGATGGGAACATTTACATAAAAATAATGAAATTAAAAAACAAAAAGCAGAACAGTTAAAAAATGAATTTCTTAATAAACCTCTTAATGAAATTTTTGAGTATAAAAATGGAGAAATTTACTGGAAAATTGTTCATCCTATGTGTAATAATAAAAAAGTAGGAGATCTTGCTGGAAATAAGAGCAGTAAAGTCTATTTCGAAGTAACAATTGCAGGTAGTCCTTTTAGAGTTCATAGGATAATCTGGCAAATGTTTAATGGTCCTATACCTGAAGGATACTATATTGATCATATAGATGGGAATCCTTCTAACAATAAACTAGAGAATTTAAGGTTAGCTAATCAAAAAGAAAATTCTAGAAATTCTAAAAAACCTAAAAATAATACTTCTGGGTATAAAGGTGTTCATTGGAATAAAGAAAAAGAAAAATGGCAAGCTAGAGTAATGATAAATACGATAACTAAACATATTGGTTATTTTGAAGACCTAATAGAAGCTGCAAAAGCTTATAACGAAGCAGCTTTAAAATACCATGGTGAATTTGCTAAACTAAATGAGATATAGCTAAGAGGCTAACATGGATTCAGGAAATCACGAAAAAGCTAACTGTGACGTTCGTCTTGGTGTTCGCCCTCACTGTCGCTGTTGTGCAGGTGGTGATCTTCGTAAAGGGCGCAAACATACTCGTGCAACTAGCACATACCAAACTCAAAAGCATAAACGTGCTAAACCAAAGTCAAAGGATCATCGTTAAAGTATGGAAGTGGGCGTTGGGACGCAGGAGGGCCTTATAATCCCTTTAGCAGTAGATGACTGTTCTGGACCGAGATCGAAACTCGGCACTTCTACCAATTCAACAAAGGAAAACCCATGTTTAGTTTTTTCTCTCGGAAAGAAACAAACACAGAAAAGTACGACAAGATCATTGCAGGGCCAATTGACTTTTTAATTGACAACTCAAGTTACCCTATAACAGACGAATTAGAAGCTATGCTAGAAAAGTATAGAAAGGCTAAACAAGAAGTAAGAGCTAACTTTACTAGAGAAGTAGAAAAAATAAAAAATAAAAAGCAAGCAGAGCTCGAAAAACTTAGTAACGAGCTAGAAACTTACCTCATGTCTAAAAAAGCTAACCTGTGAAATACAAGGAGCAAAACAATGCATCTGATTGAGTTGTCATATTACATTCGCAAAATGATGTCTATTGAAAGAAAAGTTCTTAATAAGAAAAAACTACTATGGAATATCGAGTGGACGACTTATCAACGAAAAGCTGCAAAGCTTTGTAGTCTACCCGAAGCATCAGACGATCAAAAACGTTTGGTGTTTCGACACGTATAAATAAAACGGGGGGCTTCGCGCCCCCCATCTTATTACTTCACTTTTTTCTTCAACCTGGGAGAGACCTATGACTATCATATTTGACTACCATGCAGGAGAAGTTTACGTTGAAAATCCCGATCCTCGTGCAGAGGGAACTCAACATGCTAAAATCTACTACTTCCAATCTGGAAGGATTCCTTTAGAACAATCTAAAGTAGTAGTCTCGGCTTTGCGTGATATGTACAACCTTGGTAAACAACACCAACAAAAAGAGATCCGAAAAGTACTTGGTGTTAATTAGAACATTGAGCTAACAACAATACTAGGTCTTGAATGAACAATCGGCCAGAGATAGTCTACAAAATAACGAACTCCGTCAGTGTAGTGCTCTACACCTTGAGTCTTGTCAATTGTAGCTGTTTCTGGTCGGTTTTCAAGCCAGCTAGTACGCTCAAAAGAACTGATTAACCCAGTACAACGAGGATGAATCAGCATGTCTACATCACCATCAGCATTAAGGAGTTTCCGATTAACAGCAGCCACACTATCAACAATAGCGGGAGCTTTGTCTTTCGCCAGTACGGTAAATCCCGCCTCGCGGAGTATGCTGAAGTCTGTCACGCCCACAGCTGCAGACGTCTTCCGGGCCTTCCCAGCAGGGTCTGGATAGCAGACGATCTTATTTTTAGGGAATTTGGAACGAATGAGACGGGCAAGTTCCTCAGTGTTAGCCGTGCCTTTTGACTCGTCAAGAGTATGCACTTGTCCACCTCGAATAGCGTGGAAGCTTGTAGCGTTAAGCATGATGTTAAAGTCGATAGCACAGTGTACTGTTTCATCTTCCTCAAAGTAAGGTAAATCAGGATCAACATGGAGTTTACGAGAAAATGTATGGAACAGCGTTAGACCAGACTCTTCGAAGCTTGCTTCATATTCACGAGCAAACTTTAGAGGATCGCTATGCTTCTTAGCCTTCTCAATTTCTTCTTCAGACAACAGTGGGCTGTCTTTGTAGGAGTAAGAAAAAGTCTTCCAACGATCGTCGATATGCTCACGTTGAGCAAGATCATAAAAGTAGTCTTTACCAAGAGGCGTACTTGGAAGAAGTGCACGTCCAGGGCTAGGAGCGCCTACTGCAGCTGCCTGCTTTGGACTCCAACGAGTAATAACACAAGGCTCGATAACAGACTCCCACGCATCCTTGATTGATCCACCGGGGACTTTCCAAGAAGGTAGTTCGTCTGAAATTACTAAGTACTGACCTGAACCACGAAGTCGTTCATAAGCGTCTGCTGACCAACAACGGATTTCTGTACCATTTGCAAAGATAAATTTACCGAGACTGCGTGAATGCTTCCAACAACGACTCTCAAGTCCAAACTGGTAAGCTAGCATAGGCCAGTAAATGTCGGTTACCTGTGTATGGCTACCGCATAGAAGAGCAATGTTTTTGTTGGGAACAGATTCGTTAAGCGTTTCTAGTTCACCTACTGCAAGAGTAACAGCAGCACCAGAAACATAAGACTTGCCAAAACCACGAGAACCAACAACTACAGCAAAGCGCATCTTCCAATCTTCTGTGTTAGGCTCCACTGGTTTAAACAAATGGTGAATCACCTCAGATTGGGCGCGATGTAATTTAATAACTGACATGGGATATCCTATTGACGAAAACAGATTTATATTTAAAATTAAGAAAAGACTTTCCTCACTTGAAAGCAGAAACCATAAAAGGAGCTATCGATGTAATCTTCGAAACAATTACTGAGGGTCTAGTTGAAAGGAATAACACAGTACTAAGAGGTATCGGTTCTTTCGTTACGTTTGAAAGAAAAATGCCTCAGTCTAACTTTAAAACCTTTAAGCTAGAACCTAAAGAAGAAAAAGAAACTTTTGTTTGTGTTAGATGGCTACCCTCACGGGGGCTAAAGAAAAGGCTATGGAATAATGTTTGATTATCTACCCGCACTAATCGTGTTAAATGTTCTTGTTACTGTATTCTACTCTAGTTACAGCTTACCTCAGTCACCTATCCACAAAGATGGGCTGAAGTCTATCCTAGGTACTACATTGGTAGCCTTTGTAGGATTGCCTCTAGTACTAATTCACATCTTCAAGAAGGATAAAGCACAATGAGCAAAAAAGGTGGTCTAAGCCGAGTTGAACCCAAGTATAAGCATACTTCTCAGGCAACTCACCAAGGAGCTATGAAAACAAGCTCAATGAACAAAGCTAAACGTCGAGCAACAAAAGCTTATCGAGGGCAAGGTCGATGAAAGTTCATTCCGGAGACATTGTAGTTATTAAAAGTTCTCAGGAAGCTTTCCGTGAACCTACTACTATGAATGGAGTCTTACTAGACAGTTGGGATGAGCACTACTTTCTTGTTGACGAAGTCTTTGAGGATCTTGTAACTGGCCACTCTCTTACAGGAAGCTTGATAGGTGTCTATGGCGAACCCGATCTAACTCTAATCAAAAAGGTGTATCATGAAGTTACTAACTGAGAATGTGTTTGTTCGTTACTGGCGTTACATGGTAACTTGGCGTAAACATCGAGAGACAATTAAGACGCTAAACTCTTTGAGTGATGCAGCTCTACTCGATATGGGTATCAATCGTTGGCAGATCGATGAGTTGATCTTTAAAGAAGAAGACCGTATGAAGCGAGGAGCAAAACAGTAATGGCACTTTGCTACAAAGATATGACTTTTTGCAAGTCAGACTGTGCAAACACGACTTGTCGTCGTTTTATGTACAAAGGTCTAGCAAAGGAAGCTCATGACTTTGGGCTACCTATCGCTCAATCCGACTTTAGTGTTGGATGTCCCGGCTATATCAAAAAGGAATAACCATGGCTTACTGGATGTATGCTCTAAACCCAGATGGGTCTTATAATGAGTACAAGGGAGATAGCGGACCTATGTCTGCTGCTCACGAAGTTGGAGAAGACGGGAAGAGTCTTGTAGGGGTAAAATACAATGCAGAACCAAAAGTAGGCTGCTGTATGCAAGTAGGTACACCTTATGCTCGTAGTTTTTCTTCTCGAGACTGGTGGATGACTACTGCTGTTACTGAGATTGTGTCTCGTGAAGAGGAAGAAGACGGTACAGTAATTGTAGTCTTCAAAACTAAAAACTCAACCTACAAATGGAGTAACTAATGGCTAAGTGGGGTGTACCTTCAGAGCAAGCTCAACTCGATGAACTTCAAGAGAAGTATGATCAACTCTTGAAAGAACATGAGGAGCTAAAGAAGAATGTTACCTGTGACTATTATGAAGCTTATCTTTTGGAAAAAGCCAAAAGAGAAAAGTTAGAAAAAGACTACAACGCAACCGTCCCAGGATATGAGTACTATCATGCTTGAACAAGCCTACCCAGAGCTAGACTACGAGTTTAAACAATCACGCGAGTTGATGGAGAAAGCGTCTCATTATGAATATGCTCAAAAACTCTATGCAGCTCTCTGCAACAACTACTGGAAAAAGGAAGGCTATGCTTACAATGATCAAAAGCCTTGGGCAGTCAGTTGGCGAACCGCTGGCGGTGTTACCTCTGAACTTCATCACGGTACTAGCCGGATAAGCGACTATATGGAGTTTTACTGCTCAGGTAGTGAGGGGCATGTAGATGCTGAGATTGAAAAAGATCTCTATGACTTAGGTTGGACCTACGAGCCTATGGAGTAAATAAAAAAGGGGGGCTTCGCGGCCCCCCGATTTACTTAAAGTTCTAAGAATTTTTTAATTCTAGCAACCATAATGTCGCCTTGTGGTTTTTTAAGAAGTTCTTTATATAGAGCTTCAAAGGGATCCTTTGGTTCTAGCTTAAGCACTTCTTTTTGTGTTTCTTTATTTAGCATTTTTAACTCCTGACACAATAATTGGAACAACATAAGTATTAGCAGAACGTCTTACTCCGCTAACAATGTAAGAGATTTTTTCTCCCTCATGTTGTTCAATAAAAGACTTTAATTCTGACCAGTCTTGATAGTTGAAAATTCGACCAAGAAGACTGTTTGTCTGTTCATGAGTTAAATCACGTGCAAACACCATTTCTTGACGTTTAGTTTTTGGCGATAACCAAGTTAATTGGATTTCATAATAAGCAATCAATGCAGTACCTTTAGTTCTAAGTCGTAAGCATCTATAGGTTCTTCTTCTGGTTGACCATAAGCTACTCCCTCTATTATAAACCCTTCTGGAAAAAATCCAAAACAAAGTTTAGCAATAGAAGGTGTAATCTTGTCATTTAGAAGCAGTTTAATAGACTCAATACAAACCTCTTCAGAATGTCTAGTGCCTACAAGAATAGCCTCAGACAACTCTTGATCAGGTTTTCGGATAATTAGTTGTAAAATCATGTTCTAATACAATCTTAATAGGTTCTCGAATATCTGCCGACTCTACTGTAAGTGTAGGTGCTTTACCATACCGGTAAGGCAGCAGGCTCTCAAGAATTCTCATTTTACAGTTAATAAGATTGTTAATAACCATGATTCTTGGGTTTGTCATTCCTTGCTCTTTAGCTAGGAGTTCTTCAATATCATCTAGTTGTTTAACTAACTCTTCGAGAGGATCAAAATCTAGATCTCTTAGTTTGTCGGTAGCCGCTCTGTGAGCCTTTGCTCCTGAGCCTTTTCTAAAGCCACCGCCTTCTTCGTAGTCTTTTAGCATTGCGATAGCCCTTTCGTTGACTTTGTATGCTTTAAAAGGTTCTCTAAACTCGCCTGTTTTAGGCTCATAACCTTTCCTATAACCAGCAAAGTTAGAACCTGGCTTGTAATGACCAGGTCTTGCCTTATTGTACTTTTTCTTGGCCATAGTCCATAACTTTTACAGTGACAATCTTATCTGTTAGAGTTACAGAATAAGGATCGAGTGAGTCAATAACTGACCAAACTTCCTTCATTGAGTCTAGTAACATAGTCTCAGAAATGAAGTCAAGCTGAGTAGCAGCCTTTGTTTTTACGATGATAAGGTTTAACTTGTTAGAAAGGGCAGCAGCTACTTTATTTTCGAAATAGTCGGAATAGTTCATATGGTTCTCCTTTTCTTCTTTATAGCAAAGAGGTGAAAACTTGCTAAAATCTAACGCTCTTGGACTACCTAGCCTGCTTGAAGCAGACAACAAAACACATAATGCTGAAGAGGTGTTGCAATCTTTTTTCAAGCTAACTAATACAAACTCGTTAATGATTAAGAACTACAAAGATCTTAAAGAGCTTAAAGAACTGAGAGAGTTTTATAATAATTTCTCGCTGAAGGTTGTTGAAAGTAAAAAAGTAGCTTTCTTTACTAAACATTTACCTTACTTTACTTCTTGGGGAGCTGACACTGATGTTAAACGTAAGCTACCTATCGAAGCTAAAGTGGCCAACCTAGACAATAACCTTTTAATTGTAAACGTGATATCAAAAACCAATCGTTATAGAAAAGGTATTTCTAAAGAACAATTTAAAAAAGAAATTTACACTAAAGATTATGAGTATGTAAGTTTTGTAGATGGAGGCTATTCTACAAGATCTTTTTGTATACCGCACTTAGTTAACATGGGTTTCAAACTTGTAACTGGTTTTCAAGTTAACAAACTATCCTCTACTATTCGTAACAATTGGGATCTTAAAGAAAACATCTTAGTTCTTGCAAAGGAGTAAGCTATGAGTTACGAGCTAAACAAGACTTACTACTGGCAGCATAGACCTGTAGTGCTGAAATCTATCTGGATGGAAGAGGGGAAACTGTATGGAGCTGTAAGTTATACAGGCCCGTTTGGACACGGTGCTGGGTATCAAGTAGTACGACTAGAAAACCTACAATTAGTTCTAAAAGTAAGAAAGAAAGTAAACCTAACACTTAAATTGTTAGAAACCAATGAGTTGCAAGTTGAGTTTGTAAACTATCAAGTACCAGAAGCTGAAAAAGAACTATACTATCAAGTCACTTTCGAAGTAGAGGTGGAAAACAATGCCCAAGTATAAGTTTAAAGTAGGCCAAGAAGTGTACCCTGTTGGGTTGAAACGAGTGTTTGTAGAAGGTGGTAAACATCATCAAAAGTGGACAGGTAAGATTGTATCTAGACATTACTGTGATGTTCGAGAGACTAACGTTTACCTTGTCAAAACTACACTAGGTATGCTAATGGCGCATGAACGAAGCTTAACAGCTCAGAAAGAAAAGCAACTGTGCTATCTGTTGATTCGTGATATCAACGATTACGTGAAGTATGATGAAAAACCAGAAGTAATTCCAGAAGGCTCAAAGCTAATCTCACTAAGGATGATACCTCATGACTAACCTGTTCTTTGTGTATGGTACTTTGAAGAAAAATCAAGGTAACCATATTCTTCTAAAAGACTGTAAGTATTTAGGTAAAGGGTTAACTCTAAGTAACTACACTGTTTATCACATGGGTTTTCCACAGGCTATGCCTTACAATGATGGATTACCCTTACTAGGAGAGTTATATGACGTTTCTTCTGATGAAGTCGTGAGAGCTTTAGATCGTCTTGAGAGCAACGGTCACTTCTATACTCGTGTGATCAGAGACGTAAAGATCCTTGATTTCTTTGAGGAAAAAGTAAAGGCTTGGATTTATGAGGTGCCTGACGGTCGTTATGGTGGAGGTGCTCCTTGTCCAGTAAACGAAGAACATCAAGCTTATGAGTGGAAACGATGAATATCTTTGCTACACATTCTAGTCCAAGGCTCTGCGCTCTTTGGCTAGACGACTTACGAGCTAACAAGATGATTCTTGAATCTTGTCAGCTGTTGTCTACTACTATCAACACTGTGCATCCTGATCATGGGTTAAAGACCTACAAAAACTTCAATCCTAATCATCCTTGTGGGTTGTGGACTCAAGCTAGTAGGCAAAACTTTGCTTGGCTACTAGAGCATACTCGTTGGTTGCTAGAGTTGCGAGGTAAAAAAGATCACAAGTGCTACACTAACTACAACTTGTGTAAAGAGTGGTTAACTACAAACTTTTGGAGGTTGCCTAACAACGATGTAATGACCTTTCAAAATTGTGCTGCAAATGAAGGAGCAGGAATCAACTACAAGAATGTAAAAGACGTACATCTAGCTTATCGTCTTTATCTAAACCATCGTTGGAAAGAAGACAAGAAACCACCTACTTGGTCAACAGGTGAAAAGCCAAACTGGTGTGACCTACCATAAGAGGAAATAATTTGGATCTACTTGCAGCTATTCTTTTGCTTTGTCTTGTACAATTCATTGCAAAGAAACAACAGTAAGTCAGATCTAATTATGATTACCTAAAACAGGCACGGAAGTGAATACCTAAGAAGGGGTAATATTAGATGACTAAGAAACTCGAAGATGCTACCTTCTCTAAACTAGTCCAAGATATCGACAAAAAGTGGGGACATACCTATGAAAGCGTGAAAGAGGAAGATCTAGTGTTAGAAGCAGCCGAAAAGGCTGGTTGGGATGGTGGACTACTTATCCTAGAAGAAACACCTAAAAAATAATAAAACAAAGAGGAAAACTCTTGTCAGAAAACTCTATTTTAAAAGCACTTATTGACGATTTTAATTTTCGTAAAGCTACTCTTAGGGCTGACAGAAACCAATACACCCACTTTCTTAAAGATGAAGACGCACGTAGAATTATTTTGTTCTCGTTTGGTCACATCATTAAGGGTGTTGAGCGGAAAGCTACGTTGGTTGATCTGGCAGTTACCCTAGGCCGTAGAGTACGACAAAAACTAAGGTTGTCTCGTAACAGTACTGCAGCTTGCCATGTTGGCTTCTTTGTGCTAGTCTCATTCTTTGAGATTGGCCTTTTAGAGTACAAACTAGTTAAGACAGATAAGAAGGGTCGTCGTTCTAAGTACCTTACTTATACTGTTAGCGTTAAAAACAAGAAAGCCTTGTTCGAGCTTTGGGAGGAGTTAAACACTGAAGAAGAGATTGATCTTTTCCCAGTCAATACTCCTCCTGAACCTTGGACAGGACCTATGCATCCTCTTGGCTACTCTATCATCAAGAAGTCTAGCCCTGAGATTACTAGTAAGATCAACAAAGAAGAGCATCAGATGTTATTTGATGTTCTAAACAAACTCGGGTCAACTCCTTGGATAATCAACAAGCCTCTTCTGGATGTTATTGAGTATTACATGGAAGCACCTGAGGAAGGAAACCCTCTAAAATACAAACAAGAAAAGGACTTCGAGAAAAAAGAGAGTCTTTACATCGAGTTGAGTTCTATTCAGCGATTAGCTAAAAAGAATATCGACAAGGTGTTCTACCATCTTTACAATACAGATTTTCGAGGCCGACTGTATCCTAACACTGCTTTCCTTCATGAGCAGTCTAGTGATAACGCTAAGTCTCTTTTACTCTTTGCTAATGGGCAACCTATTGGTGAGGAGGGTCTGTATTGGATGCTGATTCATGGTTCTAATACTTGGGGTAATGACAAGTGCTCTCTTGATGACCGAGCAGAGTTTTGCCTTCAGAACTATGACTTGTTTCTGTCTTATGCTAGTGATCCTACTCAGAACACTGGCTGGATGAAAGCAGATAAGCCCTTCAGTTTCTTAGCTTTCTGCATGGAACTGAAGTTGCTACAAACTTGGTGTGAAGCAGGTAACGAACAAGAGTTGTTTGTTTCTCACTTACCTCTGTTTATTGACGGTTCAAACAATGGTTCTCAGCATCTTACAGCAATGTCAAAAGATGAAGAGCTAGCCCCTTATGTGAACCTAGTACCTAGTGAAGTTCCAGGAGATCTGTATGCTCTTGTAGCTGAGAAAGTTTGGAAACGACTTGAAGAACTAGAAATGCGTATCCCTAGCGTGATTTATAATCAACTAGACTACGTTCTTGAAGAAGCAGAGCGTCTGCAAAAGGAGTATGATGAAGCACCAGCTGGATCCGAACGGAAAGCATTGGCCTATACTTCAGTTCAAACCTGGAGAAACAATAATCGTAAACTACGAGAAGCTCTTTATCCCGTCTATTGGAATCGTATCAAAGACTTAAAAGTTCGACGAAAGATTACCAAACGTCCTACAATGACTTCAGCCTATGGAGCTGTACCTTATGGTATGGGTCAACAAGTCTGGGATGATACTCGCACTATCAATGAGTATCTTGGTCGTCAAGAAAAACTCTGGGCGTCTATGCTAGGTCGTGAGTTACATGCTGCTTGTTATGAAGACTTAAAAGGTCCCGGTGGGCTTCTAAAGTTGTTCGAGCAAGTTGCTGACCAGTATAATGAAAAACATGAGTACATGGCTTGGAAGTCACCTGTGACTAACTTCCCTGTAGTTCAAAACTATCGTCAACCAACAAGTAACCGTACTTGGTTATCTTATGGTGATGCTCGTTTTCATGTTGTAGTTGAAAACTGGGAAGAGTCTACTCTAGACAAAGACTCCCAGAAACTCGGTGCCTCTCCAAACATTGTTCACAGTCTTGATGCTGTGCACATGTCTATGGTAGTGCATGCTGCTAGCTTTGATGTAGCTGCTATCCACGACTCTTGGGGTACTACTGCTGGCTCTATGGGAAAACTTTTTACTTTAGTTCGTGAAAAGTTTGTAGAGCTATACGAAGCTGATCCACTAAAGCACGTTCTAACTCAGTTAGGTTGTGCTTCAATGTTACCTAAACGGGGAAATCTTGATATCAAGAAAGTTCTTGAGTCTGATTTTTGCTTCTGTTAACCACCTCTTAACGTTAAAGCAGAAAGCTGAAAAACCGCTTTTTGTTTGTCTAACTATGTATAAAAATAAGAAAAAGGAAATGTCTAATGGCTATTATTAACAACGTTGAAATTCACTGGGTAAAGTGTGATCCTGCAAAACCTGAGCGTTATCAAGGCAAAGGTCCAGCTAAGTTCTCGATTCAACTTCGTGTACGTGACAAGAAGGTAAAAGAGGCTTATGAAAAGGATTATGGTTTCAAGTTTTCTCCTATGGAAGTAGATGATAAAGTTATCTACAAAACCAGTATCTCTCGCTATGCTTATGGTTCTGGTCCAGACGGTAATGAAGATCTAACAAAACCAAACAAACCAGTCAACGTTATTCTTGCTGATGGTACTCAGCTAGATCCAAACACTGTTGGCAATGGCTCAATTGCTAACGTTAGCTTCTTTACGAAAGAAGATAAGTCTGGTCGTACACTAAAAGGTATCCAAGTTACTAAGCTAATCAAGTTCGAAGCTCGTGGAGACGACGATGAATTTGAGCTAACAGATAACTTCGAAGTTATCGATCCAAACAACTCAGAGAATGACCCTTACTAAGGAGCACTAAATGACCGTCTATTTGGCTGGGCCAATTGAAGGCGTATCTCTAGAGGAAGCAACAAAGTGGCGGGAGACTGCCACTAACTTCTTTTTTAAGCATAAAATTCCTACACTAGACCCTACTCGACGTAAAAAGTTTCATGATCAACCTTACTCCAGAAATCTAGCAAACAAAATTGTTAGAATGGATCTTAACGATATTTGTGAATCAAATGTTATTCTTATGAATCTTAAAGATCGAGGAGCAGGTAAAGCTTGGGGTACTATTTGTGAGTTGATTCTTGCTTATAACGAGGGTAAAACAATTGTTGTTGTGCTAGAAGAAGGATTTAAACATCCTTTTGTCGATGTTTTTGCAACAGAGTTACACCACACACTTGAAGACGCACTGGAAGCAACTTTAGCTTATTACAGGTAATCATGTCTCTCAAAAGAAGAAACTCAAACTGGGAATTCTCAATTCATGTTAATCCTGACAAGGGTCCTAATCGTGTATGCTTTGATCCGACAGAGGCTCAAAGATTTTTTCGTAAAACGTTAAAGAGTAATCGACTTAAAACAGAACCGTTAGTTAAGGTTAAACACTTAGCCACAGGGCTAGTTTGGGAAACTGAAGACTATGAAGAACTAAACGAATTTATCTGTGTCTTAGTAGACAGAGTAGGAGTAAGACAACATGGCTGACGCAATTAACCCTAAACACTATCAGGGTGTGTTAGTAATTCCTAAGGATCGAGTAACCTATCATACTGATATCGATGGCAACATCACTCTTCAATACATTGAAGTTATGGAGTATATCATGACTCAGGAAGAGTTCCAAGGTCACCTTAAAGGTCAAGCGTGGAAGTACATGCTTCGACTTGGAGGAAAAGATGATGAAGTTCAAGAGTTAGGTAAGTCTGCGTGGTACATCGAATATCTTCGTAGTGTCTATAAACGGATGAAACAATGAGCTTTCTAAGAACAGTCAATAATCTCTGTGAAGCTAAACTTAAAGAACTTAACTTCGGAGGTAAGTTTTTTAGTTCTCACATACTGTGTAACTCTTTTATTGCAGGGGGAGCAATTATCTCTGTTTCTAAAGAAGAAAAGATTAAAGATTATGACTTGTTTGTAACTAAAGGAACTTCTGCAGTAACACTATTTAACTCTCTAGTGCAAAGAGTTCCAGGAGGTAGTAACTTTCAATTGGAAGTAACTAAAGACGAAAAGAATCCTAACTTAGAAAGAGGGACTCTTAAGTCAGCTGTAGTTCAATGGCCTCAAGAGAATGTAAAGAGTTTAGAGGATATGATTGACGAGTTTAACCAAAACTGTAAAAGTTTCAAAACTTCAGGTCGATCTCACAAGGTTGTTCCTGCTTACTTGTCTAAGAATGCTCTAACGCTAAACAACGGAATTCAGCTGATTTTCCGGTTTATCGGAGAACCAAAAGAAGTCTTCACTACCTTTGACTATGAGCATTGCAAAGTATACTGGCGTCCTAATCCGCTAGGTCTGTTACTTGGTACTGTAACCTATGAAGGTCGTAGTCAAGAGTCTATCGCTAAGAACGAGTTGATCTACACTGGAAACACTCGTTTCGTGTTGTCGGCAGTTAGTCGGTTGAATAAGTTTATTAAGAGAGGTTGGGGTATTAGCCCTTCTTCTTTGTTGTCTTTAGCTGTGTCTTCTAGTAAAGTAGACTGGGCTAACCGACAAGCTCTTGAAGAGGAGCTGCTCGGTATCTATGGTATTGAAAACAAAACATTAAAACAAATCCTTGAGATGTGTTCTACAGAAGATAAAGTAGATCTAGACAAGGTTGTCCAAGTACTCGGAGAAGTATAATAATGCTAGAAAAATTTGTCGTTGTTCGTGATCGTGATAGCTATAAGGGTGGTACAGGTTATAGTGGTCCTCTCCTACGTCAGCTAGGGTTTCCAGAGGGTCCTTATATCCACGGTACCGCTAAAATTCTTGTGAACCAACTACGTTCAATCAGCTCAGAAAAGTTTAAGATTGTAGACTATGTTACCAACTAAACAAGTAGTATTTGACCTCGAGACCAATGGTCTGTTACATGAGGCAGAAACTATTTGGATTTTTGTAGCTGAAGACTTAGTTACTGGTGAGCAGACAGTTTTCTCGGACGAAGACAAAGACGCTAAACCACTTAAAGAACTCCCTGCTTTTCTAGATTCCTGTAGGATGCTAGCAGGTCACCATATCCTTATGTATGATGTGTTGATCTTAGAAAAACTGTTAGGCTGGAAACCCAAACAGAATCAGAAACTAGTAGATACTATGGTCATGTCCCAAGTCCTTAACTATAAACGTTTTGGATTTGGTCATAGTCTAGAGAAGTGGGGTGAGTTTTTTGGTTATCCAAAGAAGGAGCATGAAGACTGGTCACAATACAGTCCTGAAATGCGTGAACGGTGTGTAACAGACGTAAAGTTAAACGTGATGGTTTATAACTATCTCGTTAAAGAGTTGAACTCTAGAAAGAACAAAGAAAAGTTAAAACTAGGGTTAAAAGCAGAACATGGTACTTCCCGCTTTGTGGGGCGTTCTATTCTTCATGGTTGGCCTTTTGATATTGAAAAAGCAAAAGAAGTCAAAGCAAAACTTGAAGAAGAAATGGGTAAGATTGAAGACTACATCAATCCTAAACTAAAACTAAAGTTAGCTCAAATGGACAGAGATCCTGAGTTCAAGTCACCTGCTTGGGTTAAGACAGGAAACTATGCAGCAAGAACAGCTGGATGGTTTGAGTTTGATCCAGTTAGAGGACAAGAAGACGATCGTCCTGTGTGGGGAGACTACTGCAGAGTAGAGGCTGTTCACCCTGATATCGGGTCTATGGAGTCTGTTAAGGCGTTGCTGTATGAGCAAGGTTGGGAGCCTGACGAGTGGAACTACGTTAAAGATGCTAAGGGTAACTTGGTCAAGTCTAGCCCAAAGTTAACCACTGCTTCACTAGAGCCACTAGGTGAGCTAGGGTTGATGGTTGACCAATACTATACTCTTCGTTCTAGGCATTCTATCTTGAAGACTTGGATGGAAGAGAACTTAACTGAGTATAACCGAATTCATGGTGACTGCTTCGTTATCGGTACACCTACTGCACGTTCTAGACATGGTATCATTGCTAACATTCCGTCAGCAGATGCTACTTTTGGTCCTGAGATTCGTAGTTTGTTCTCTAGTCCACCGGGCTATGTCATTGTTGGTGCAGACTCTAAGGGTAACCAAAACCGTGCTCTAGCCCACTATCTAAACAATGCTGCCTATACAGAAGCTATTTGTACAGGTGACATTCATGACTTCAACCGAAAGATTCTTGAGTCTATTGTTGGACCTATGGGACCAGACGGACGTAAGCGAGCTAAGGCTTTCTTCTACGCTCTGATCTTCGCAGGTGGTGCAGGCAAACTAGCGTTGATCGTTACAGGTCGTCGTGATGCCTCTGTTGGGCAAAAGATTAAAGATGAATTCCTCAGAAAAATCCCAGGCTTAAACGAGTTAGTTACTAAACTAGAGAAGATGTTTGACGCTACTAACTCTAAAACTGGTAAAGGTTACATCATGGCACTAGATGGTAGACCGATCTACATGGAAGGTAAGCGACTTGCTTTGAACTACCTACTACAGTCTTTTGAAAAAATCACTGTAGCTTCTGCTATTGATCAACTACAAACGAGGCTTGATGAAGGAGGGTTTGACTGGCAACCTCTAATTGTTTATCATGATGAGTGTCAGTTTCTTGTTCGAGAAGACCAAGCTGAAGCAGCTAAAGAACTAGCTCTTGAAGCTTTTAGAGAAGCACCAAAACAACTAGGAGCAATGATTATGGATGGCTCTGCAGCTATCGGTAAAAACTGGTATGAGACACACTAATGTCTAAGTATGGAATGACTCGAGAAGAGTATGAGTTATTTAAAGGTAAAGCACAGGTAGATCCACCTGAAACTTGGATCTCCTATGGCTGGAATAACAGCTTCAATGATGAAGTTGAAATTAAACACTTCCCTAACGATCTAGTTGCAAGAGCCTACTTTGCAGCTATGCAAGAAAACAACTATTATAAATTAGAAGGAATCAACTAATGGCTAACGTAATCCGCGCACAATTTCGAAATCAAGATGGTCGTCTAAACATCGACAAAGGTGTTCTAACCTTTTACGGTGGTGACAAGCCTGTAAAGTGGGATATCACTAAGCGTGAAACTACTGAGTTACTCCGTGAGTTTCTAAGCACTGCTTATACACTAGGTAAGCTGCCTTCACGTGGTATTGTACACAAAACACCTAAAAATTCCTTTGGTTGGAATGTAACGACTCCTTTTGTAGAACGTTATGATCTGCAAAATGAAAAACATTACACTCTGCTTCCAGGCACTAAACACACTAAAGACATCCTCTCAGCTATGGTCCGTGCAAATGTCAAGTAAAGCTATCTATCCTGAGTACTACACTAAAGAAGAGTACGAAAAGGAACTAGATAAAACTCTAAAACTGGGGTGCGTTGAACACGCACTCCTTTTTTACCATTTCTGTCAATATTGTGCTCTTCGTAATGAAGACTTTATTTCGACAGAAAAATATTACGACCTTTGTGATTTTCTCACAGATAACTTGTTATCTATTCACAAGAATTTACAAGAGTTCGTTGTCTATAACGATATCTTGGTTTATACTTGTAAGTTAGAGCCTGTAAAGCAAGGTGAGACTTTTACTAAAGGAAAACACTTAATCGAAGGTATTGAAAACCTTATTGGTCAACTCGATGAGCGAATCGATATTGACTACAAGTTAGAGGTAGTGGAAGAATTTGATAGCGTTAATTGATGGTGATGTTCTACTTCACGCAACACTCTGGGAGACTAGTAACTATGAAGATGCCTTGTCTAAACTACTATACAACATTGAAGATTACACTGATGGGGCCTTCTGCAATGAATGCGTCATTGCTGTTGGTCCGTTAAACGGTAAGAACTACCGAGACGACTTGTACCCTGACTACAAACAAACTCCTATGCGAGTAAAAGGTCGTGGTGAACGTCCTGAACACTTTGCTAAGGTAAAAGAGTACTTGTACTCACTAGAGAATGTTGTAGTTGGAGACAACATAGAAGCAGATGACCTGCTAGGTATTCTTAGTAGACAGCTAGGTGAAGACTGTGTCATTGTTACTGTTGACAAAGACATGGATCAGTTGTCTGGTAAGCACTACAATCCTAAGTATAATCGAGAGCGTTACTATATTCTCGATCAAGAACAAGCAGATCGGTTCTTCCTAAAGCAGTTGCTTATGGGAGACGCAATGGATAAGATTCCAGGCTTACCTAAGTATGGACCTATCAAGGCAGAAAAGATCATCGACTCGTATGACACTGTGAAAGAGGCAGCTAGTGCTGTTCTTGATCATTACTTTCTTACCTATGATAAAGACTGGGAGAGCTACTTCTTATCTAACGGAAAGCTACTTTGGTTACAACGTAAAGATTATGATTGGTTTACTCTAGACACCTTCAAGGAGAGTTTCCTAAATGATCGTACTGGAATTCCGGCTTAAAGACCTAGGTTACGCTTGTGTTACACGTCAAGAAAAGACAGAAAAACGACCAGTTACCTATAAAGTAGAACTGTGGGATAAAAATAAATTTTACCACTCTAAAACTTTTTACAACTTTGAGCAAGCAGAGTTGCACTACTGGGAACAATTGAAAAAGGAATTTTTATGAACTTAGCGAGGTTGCATTACTAAACAAGGCCATTGGGATTGCACAGGTTTAAAACTAGATCCTGCTGGTGCAATCGGCTTTGTTTACATGATAGTTTATACCGAAACTAACCAAAAGTATATCGGTAAAAAGAACTACAAAGGTAGGGGCAAGTTGAATAAAGGTCAGGCTTCCAACTGGAAGACTTACACAAGTTCTAGCTCCTACCTTAACGACTTAATAAAAGAGAAAGGTAAAGACAAGTTTGAGTTTATCATACTTGAGGAGTATCATACTGTTGGAGGTTTAAGCTTTGCAGAGACTTGGAGTCAGGTTTTTGTAGAAACACCAAGTAACAACGATGAATTCATGAATCGTTTCATTGATAAAGTAACTTGGAAAGTAACAGAACCTGTAACAGCTCGTCATAAGCGGAGGTTAAAACACTACATGAAGAAGTACAAGTATGTTTGAATATGTGGTTTATCTACCAGTGATTTGGTTTTTTATCTGCTACGTGCAAACTCACCGTCAAAGGGCAATTGTATACAAAGAGCTAGAGTACAACCCTGTAGTTTTCTTTAACTATAAAGAGGTTACCTTTGATAAGCATTTAACTAGACTGTTGACCTTTAACTGGAATTGGAGGCGTTGGTACTATGAAAGCAAGTAAAGAACTAGTTGATTGGTTAACAAAACAAACCTATGACCATGAAGGTTTCCCTCGTACAAATGAGGAACTTTTAGGTATTAGTGTAGGGACACTTCGAACTCTAATTGCTATTGTAACCTTTAAAGAAAAAGAATTTAATCGGGAACCTGATGGGAAAAGTATTACATCGTAACCAACCTTGCCTTCGTTGTGCTTCTAGTGATGCTGCTCAAATTTATGAGGAAGGTCCAGCTCACTGCTTCTCTTGTAAAGCCTCTTATGACTACAACAAAGAGTATGCAAAGAAACACGATAAAGGAGAGATCGTCTATAAAACAGACAACTACCGAAGAAGTCACTACAAAAAAGAGATTGCCCTTGAAGATGTGATGGTGTTACCTTCTAGGGGATTTTCTGAGAGACTTATTACTAAAGCAGTATCCGAATTTTTTAATGTTAAGGCTTCTTATGATGAGAAAGGAGACGTAGACCGTTATTACTTTCCTTTCCCTGATTCTACAGGTACGGTTACTGCTGGATACAAAACTAAAAATCCTAAAGATAAATCAGACACTTACGCTATCGGAGAAGCTAAAAACCTTTTCGGCATTGAGCACTTCATGAATGGCGGTAAGCGTATTGTTATCACTGAGGGAGAAGAGGATGCACTCGCGGTTGCACAGACTAGTCTACTTAAGTATGGTAGCATCTATCCTGTTTGTTCTATGGGAGGAGTTAATCAAACTAATTATCTTCTAAAGAATCGTGACGTACTTCGAAAGTTCAACGAGATTGTTATCTGGTTTGATGCAGATGAACAAGGTCAAAAAGCATCTAAAGAAGCTGCAAAGATTCTTGGAGCTGACAAAGTAAAGATTGTCAAGGCTAATGAAAAAGATGCTTGTGACACACTAAAGAAGTATGGATCAGAGGAAGGCACTAAGAAAGCTTGGGCTTACATCTGGGATGCTAAACCCTACAGTCCTTCTGGTATTATTGCTGGTGAAGAGACTTGGGAACGTTACAACGAGTTTAAAAACCTAGAGTTTGTTCCTTGGCCTCCTTTCCTTAATCGACTAAATGAGTTGACTCATGGTCGTGCACTAAGCACTATTACTATGATTGCTGCTGGTACTTCAATCGGTAAGTCTACTATGCTTCGAGAAGATATCTTTCATCTTCTAAAAACAACTGAAGAAAAAATCGGTTGTATCTTCCTTGAAGAAGATGTAGGCGAAACTGTTGGTGGTATCATGGGTTTGTATCTGAACAAACGTTTAGGACTTCCAGGAGTAGAGATCACAGAAGAAGAAGAGCGTAAAGCTTGGGAATCTACTGTAGGTCTACCTAACCGTGTTATTCTTCTTGATCATCAAGGCTCTGTTAGCGATAACGGGTTGATAGACAAGATTGAATACATGGCTTTAAATGGTTGCCGTTATATTTATCTAGACCATATTACTATCGCAGTATCGGAGACAGAAGATGGCAATGTTAACGCTGCAATCGATCGATTCATGTCCGATCTACTTAAGATCGTTAAACGCCACAACATTTGGGTCGGAGTTGTATCGCATCTTAGAAAAGTTAAGTCGGGGGAAGACTCATTTGAGTCAGGTGCTCCAATTAGTGAAGATGACCTTAAAGGCTCTGGATCACTTAAGCAAATCTCCTTTCAGACTATTGCGATTTCAAGGAACAAGCTTGCAGAAAATGAGCTGGTTCGAAATCGTAGTCAAATCTACCTTCTCAAAGACCGGAAAACCGGAAATACAGGTCCTGCAGGTGCGTATCGATTCAACTCAGCTACAGGTCGCCTTGAAGAAGTTGAGAAAAAAGATGAGGACGACTTTGAAATAATTACAACAGAGGTAGCATAAAGTGACTCAGCTAGAAAAATTACAAGTGTTTGATATTGAGGCTACTTTAGATTTAGCTGCTGAGTTCAATACTCTTTATGGAACTTCTAAAAAGTTTAACCGAGCTAAGCTGAGAAGGATCTTAGAAGCTTCTCTCGTTTACGATAAAAACTACTACTGCTCTGTTTTAAAAGAAGAGAACAAGCTAGTAGGATTGCTAGTTGGTGTTGCTAGCGAAGGAATCTACTTTGATGATGTACTTGCCTCAGAGTTAGGTTGGTATGTCAAGCCTGATTACCGAGGGCGTAAGAGCCTAGCTATGCTTAAAGACTTTGAAACGTGGGCTAAAGAAAAAGCTAAAGCAGATTTTGTAGTTATGACTTATACTAGTAAGATGAGTAACTTAGGTCTGCTTTATACTAAGCTTGGTTATGAGGCTATCGAGTTCACTTACAAGAAAGCTTTGTAATGATAAAGGTAAAAGCTTGCAAATGGAAATTCCATGACATTCTGATTAATACCTTAAGAAAAGTTTATGTCTGCGAAACTTGTGGTGAAAAGTTAATAGTTGAACAGTATCAGTTACCCCCAACACTAGACACAAAAGTGGAATGCAAAAATGAATAAGCAGCAATACTACCTTCTAAAGCTAGCAGAAGAAGCAGCAGAGCTAGCTCAAGTAGCTATCAAGTGCGCTCAGTTTGGTATGGATGAAGTTCATCCTAACACTCTTGAGAAAAACTATGAAGCTCTTATTAAAGAGTGGAACGATGTCTGCGCTTGTGCTATTCTTGTTGAAGGTGAAGATCCTCGTTTTGAGTATGACCCTAACGCAGATCTACTTGATATGAAGTTTGTAAAGATTGAAAAGTATCGTAAGATTTCAATGGGTAATGGGATGAGTCATGACTAAGTTATACATCGCAGTACTAGATGAATTCCCTGACTACATGGTCCCCACTCTTGTAGCTCATGCTGTTCTTGGTGCTCATCTAACTTTTGAATTTAAGAAAGACTATGAAGATTGGATTGATAACAGTTTCAAAAAGTGTGTAGTTCGTGTAAATCAAAAAGAATTTGATAAAATTGCGGAGTTACCTGATGTATACTTAGCACATGAGAACCGTACACTAGAAGCACGTAAGGCTTGTGCAGTAGTTTGCCCTCGTGCGGAATATCCTAACGTACTGAAGTTTGCAAAGTTATGGAGTCCTAAGAATGGCGCATGATATCTGGGTTACTTCTGACACTCACTTCTTTCACGACAATATTATCCAGTACTGTGGTCGTCCTTTTGCTAATGCAGAGTTAATGAATGAGTGCCTTATTGATAACTGGAACTCTGTAGTAAAGCCCGGTGATAAGGTCTATCATCTTGGTGATGTTGGTATGGGTAAGAACTGCTATGAAGAGCTAGGTAGTCTACTAAGTAAGCTACATGGATCTAAACGGTTGATCGTAGGAAACCATGATGATATTCCATTCTTGTCAAAAGGTGGATGGTTTAAAAAAGTTTCTATGTGGCGAGTCTTTACTGAATGGAACCTTCTACTGACTCATGTCCCTATTCATGAAGCTAGCATCCATGAGCGTATTGTTGTAGCTGGTGGTGTTAATGTTCACGGGCATATCCATAATAACGATAGCCCTCCAGGTCCTTACTTTAACGCTTGTGTAGAACAGAATGACTACAAACCGATTGCGATCGAAGAAATCCTTGCTAAGTATAAAAAACTTCAAGGTAACAAAGACTAACCCTAACATGCTTGTGCCGTGGTATCTGATCACGGCCTACGCATACTACATACTAGACGAGAGTCTTATCACTGATGCTAAGTTCGACACGATGGCAAAAGAGCTGTTAGCAAACTATGACACTATAGAGCATAGGCATAAACAGTTGATAGATAAGGAAAATTTAGCTGCTGGAACGCTACTACTTGCTGAAGAAGATTACCCACTTATTGTAAAGGATATCGCAAATGAGCTTGTGGGACAAAGCAGCCGAGCTGCTGGAACTTGATAGAACCTATGTAAAGCAGCAGTTCTATATTGCTGTTTATACAAAAATCCATAATAAAGAACAAGAACGTATTGTAACAACAGTACTGAAACTTGGTTCACCTCTTAGCTATAAAGCAGAGACAATTTACAATAAGAAACGACGAGGGAACTATGGGCTTATTCGACAAACAGGTATCACGGAAACCTAATAACTATCCGGAAACACAACAATTCATCGATGCTATGTGGTCAGGCTTTTGGACTAGTAATGAATTTTCATTCAAGTCCGACTATGCTCAGTTCAAAACTCAATTAACTGAAGAAGAAAAAGAAGTAGTAGTACGCACTCTTTCTGCTATCGGTCAAATTGAAGTAGCTGTCAAAAGCTTTTGGGCACAGCTAGGTGATCACTTACCCCATCCTGCTATTAAAGACTTAGGTTATGTTATGGCTAACTCAGAAGTCATTCATAACATTGCTTATGAGAAGTTACTTACAGTTCTAGGTTTAGAAGCGGTATTCGAAGAGAATCTAAAGAAAGATGTCGTAGCTAACCGTGTCAAGTATCTACAAAAGTACCTTGAAAAGAAATATAAAGATGATAAGAAACAGTATGTCTATGCTATCTGTCTCTTCACTCTGTTCGTAGAAAACGTATCTCTTTTCAGTCAGTTCTATACTATGATGCACTTTAACCGTTTTGATAACGTGTTAAAAGATGTAGCACAACAAATCCAGTATACTCGAAATGAAGAAATGCTTCATGCACAAGTTGGTATCTATCTTATCAACAAACTGAAAGAGGAATATCCTGAGCTATTCGACGAAGAACTCAAACAAAGGATTAAAGAGGAATGCCAAGCAGCTTATGAAGCTGAAGCTAAAGTTATCGACTGGATCCTACAAGGGTACACTAACAAACACTTATCACAGGACATTCTAAAAGCCTATATTAAAAGACGTATTAATGACTCTATGGAACAGATTGGGTTTCCCAAACTAGAAGAGTCAACAGAAGAAAAAGAATTAGTAAAGCAAACACTTTGGATGGAAGAAGAAACACTAGGGTCTAACATGACAGATTTCTTTCACAAGCGTCCAGTCGAGTATGCTAAAAACAACAAAAGTTTCGATCTAGAGGATATTTTTAAGTGATGCAAGAACCTTGGTACTGGGTAACAAAAGATACTGTCGATTTTATGTCTAAAGGAGGTAGCTATCTTCGTAACGGAGAAACGGTACAACAACGAGTAGGAAACATCGCTAAACGATTCGGTGTAGTTGTTTCTAACATGCTAGTTGAGGCTGACTACAAGTTTGTAGATCAGTTAGAGGCTAAATTCTACGACTACATGTCACGAGGCTTCTATAGTCTAGCCTCTCCTGTGTGGTCAAACTTTGGTCGTGAAGGACTACCTATCAGTTGCAATAACGTTTATGTTCCGGATGACATGGGTGGTATTCTTGAAAAAGTAGCAGAAGTGGGGATGCAAACAAAACATGGAGCAGGTACTAGCGGCTATCTTGGTCACATTCGTCCTAGGGGGACTCCTATTAGGTCTGGTGGTTCAGCTGACGGTCCTGTACATTTTGTGGAAATGTTTCAGACGACCACAAGCGTCATCAGTCAAGGCACTACACGTCGCGGAGCCTGGGCGGGCTACCTTGATGTCGAGCACCCAGACATTCACGAGTGGCTCAACATGCGAGAAGAAGGATCACCGATTCAGGACATTTCGCTAGGGGTCTGTATTACAGACGCTTGGATGCAATCTATGCTTGGTGGTGATAAAGACAAACGTAAGGTATGGGGAGCTATTATTCGTAAACGTTTCGAATCTGGCTATCCTTATATCTTCTGGACAGACACAGTAAATAATGCAGCCCCAGAGGTCTATAAGGCTCTAGGGCGTAAAATCTACTCAAGCAACCTGTGTTCAGAGATTGCATTGTCTTCAACAGAAGATGAATCTTTTGTTTGCGACTTGTCTTCAATGAACATGGCTACTTGGGATGAATGGAAGGAAACAGATGCAGTTGAAGTCTTGGCTTTCTTCCTCGATGCTGTTATGGAAGAGTACATTGAAAAAACCGCTAACATCAGGTTTATGGAAGCGGCTCGTAATTTCGCTATTAAGCAACGCGCTCTCGGGATTGGTACTCTTGGGTATCATAGCTTACTTCAGTCTAAACTACTAGCCTTTGAATCAGAAGAAGCACGTGATCTAAACCGAACTATTCACAACTTTATTAACATCAGATCACTAGCTGCTTCTAAAGAAATGGCTAAGTTGTTTGGTGAGCCTGAACTACTGAAAGGTTATGGTCGTCGTAATGTCACTCTCATGGCTATTGCTCCTACTACTAGCTCAAGTTTTATCCTTGGTGCTGTATCTCCTAGTATTGAACCACTTGCTAGTAACTACTTCACGAAAGATCTTGCAAAAGGGAAATACACCTACAAAAACCCCTACCTTCAAAGTGTCCTCGCAACTCATGAAAAAGATACTGAAGAGGTATGGCGATCAATCCTCATCCGTGGAGGTTCAGTCCAACACCTCGAGTTTCTCAGTGAGCACGAAAAAGAAGTTTTCAAAACCTTCGGAGAAATCTCACAACTAGAAATTGTAATTCAAGCAGCAGATCGGCAAAAGTATATTGATCAATCGCAATCTCTTAATATTACTGTGCATCCTAATTCCCCTCCAAGTGATGTCCATGATCTTCTTGTTATGGCTTGGCACCTAGGAGTAAAGACGATGTACTACCAACGATCAACTAACCCTGCTCAAGAGTTAGTTCGAAACTTGTTAACTTGCTCATCTTGTGAGGCATAATGTACTACTTTATTACAAGAGATACTCCTCGTTGTGTTTACTGTGAAATGGTAAAGAATCTTGCTAAAAAGGCAGGATTAGACTACAAAGAGTTATCATTAGAATCTATGATTGAGTTTATGCAAGAGAATGGTTTAAAAACAGTTCCTGTAGTATTCAAAGATGCTGTATCTATGGAAAACTACATCGGAGGTGCTACAGAGTTTCAACGTCATGTCTACTCTGTATGAAGAATGGTGTTCCCTTAAACGAGGAGACATCATTAAAATCGAAGGAGAAAAAGTAGAAAGAATCGTAAGTCATTCTATTGGTCTAAGAGATTCTTGGGTTATAACTTTCCAAGATGTTTATCTTGTCGTGCTAATGGAAGATGAAAAGAAACTTCTTACTTTTGAAGTTGTTGGCCGCTATGTTTGCGGTAAAGACAAAGAACTACCCTCAACAAAGGCCCAGTGAAAACTGGGCTTTTTACTTAACCTAGCTAAGAGGTCCTAAAATGGATATTCAAACTGTACTACGTCAACATGCTGAAGGCTTTTACGATCAAATCTTTGAAGGTTATAGAAATAGCACTTATGCTATGACAGGTTATGTTGCTCACAATGATGATCCAGAAGGTAGTTATCGGACTAGAGGTATAGTCCAAGGAGCTTGCCATGCAGCAGTAAATAGTGCAATCTATCGAGACAAAGCTCTTGCTGTTATTACTATGGCAGATAACAAACTAGTAGACAACCAAGGTGCAATTCAATTCTACGACTGGCTAATTAATAAAAGCTTCTTCTCTGATGTGTTTCTTTGTAAAGACCCAGTACTAAGTCTTCGTTATGGTTTCGTTAAACGAGTAGACGTATCCGCGGCTAAGTGGTTAGGTGCTGCTCAGTTAGCTCGTTTAAGTACTAGTGAGTTTAAAAAGTTTATGCATGCAGTCTATGATATTCTAGCCTCAGGCTATGATATTCACCCTATGCTACTGCTACTCGTAGCTACTGAGCTAAATCTTGTTTCTGACAAGAAAACTGTCAAGGCAACACGAACTCCAAGAGTAAAAAGTCTTCGTGATAGTTTGCACTCTTCTAATAGTGCGCATCTACCTCTAGTGTACGCTGAGTCTATAGCTGCACTAAAAGATATGTGTAAAGATGATCCAAACAAACCTTTTGGTTGGGTAAATCAGATTAGTTTTACAGAAGGACGCTGGCCGTCAAACAGTAACTACATCTTGTCTCCTCTCGCTAAAGAGTATACAGGAAGAAACGAGTTTGAACTACAACAATCTTTCTCTGAGATTATGCGTGGTAATGGCTCAATGCTGTTTAACACTGCAGCAGAAGTAGTTGAGGTAGACTACGCTTCTTTGTGGCAAGATGCTATTGACGAGTTAAAATCATTTATTATCACAGACAAAGCTGATTCGAATGGAGTGCCTATCAACTTGACTCCAATCGAAATGCTTTCAAAACAACTCAAACTAGGTGAATAACATGGCAGCTAAGTTTCTAATGAGTCGCTTTGACTATGGTGTAGCTAGTCTTCTACGAAAACTAGGTTATCAAGAGGTTAGTGATAAGGAAACACCTGACTTCATTGTCTTTGGAGGAGGGTACGATGTTTCTCCTTCTTTATACAATGCTGAAAAGCTTAGAGGTACCTACTCTGACAGTGACGTTGACTACCAAGACTTCTGCACAGTTATTGCAGGTAAACTAAAGCAGATTCCAATGTTAGGTATTTGTAGAGGTTTACAGTTGTTACACGTAGCTAATGGAGGTACACTAATCCAGCATATCTCAGGTCATGCAGGAACACCACATCGCCTACTAGCTATGGATGAGGAAGAAATCGAAGGATGGGAAGGGTTAACTATCAACTCTTCTCATCACCAGTGTGTGCCTATCCATGAAGTAGACTACGCGGATGAAGTGTACGTAAGTCATGAAGGCTCTACAGAGGTAGTAGTAGCTACTAGTTGTGGATTCTTAGGCGTACAGTATCATCCAGAATACTCAAACTGCCCTGAAAATGCGGTAGACTTCTTTGCTGAACTAATGAAACATAAATTCCAAGGGATGCTATAATGTGTGGACTAGTCGGTATTGTGGGAGCAAATCTTTCCACTCTACATCTTGAGGCATTCAAATGGATGCTACATCTAGATACTGTTCGAGGAGAAGACTCCACGGGCATTGCTCTTCGTAAGTCTTTCGTAGGTAAGAAAAATCGTTCACAAGTAATTGTTGCTAAGACAGAAGGTCATCCTTCTAACTTGACACGTAAATTTCCAGAGTTGTTTGATCATAGGGGTATGCTGCATAATAAGCTGACTGAACGGTTTGACTTTTTAATGGGTCATAACCGTGCGGCTACTATTGGTGCAGTTAACGCCACTAACGCTCATCCGTTCCATCATGGATCAATCACTGGTTGCCATAATGGAACTATTAGCGGAGGACTGTTGGTTCTTCCGACAGGAGAAGCTATCTCTGGCCATACTGACTCTGAAAAACTAATCTTTGCTCTAAGCAAAGGTTGGTCTATCAAAAAGATTATGGATACTGTTACTGGTGCAGCGGCAATGACTTGGTGGGATTCTGAAAAGAAAACCTTCAATATTTACCGCAATAAAGAACGATCGTTATTCTTGACTCACAATGACACTAAAACAGTCTATGCTTATGCTAGTGAAGAGTGGATTCTACGAGTAGCTCTTGTAAAAGGCAAACTTAGTGAACTTGTTAAAAATATTAAAGAGTTTCCAGTAAACGAGCATGTAGAGATTGTTTTAGGTGACAACAAAATCGAGGAGGTAAAAGTAAACTCCGTAGCCCCTTTAGTAGTGAAGCCTACCAACAGTTCTTATGGGGATCGGAGTACGGGCGTTGTAACTACCTTTGCTAACAAGCATGTCAAGTTGTTAAACCATAAAAAGCCTAACTGGGCTAGCGAGGTTAACAAATCAAAAGAACCCTTTCGTCCAGCCTCCGGTTGGTTGGATCGATCATACATCACTAAAGAGGAGTTTGACAAAGATGCTCGAGACGGTTGTGCTATGTGCCAAACAGACTTGGAATACGAAGATCATGTAGAAGGATTTGTAAAGTGGATGGATAGAGAAACACCTATCTGCCTTGCATGTTCTAAAGAATGGAAACACGCTTCCTAACTAGAAGGACTTAGGAAATGACTATCATCAATAACGTAGAATTCCTTATTGGCTGTGACCCTGAAGTATTTGTTACTAATGCTAAAGGTGAGTTTGTTAGTGCTCACGGAATGATTCCCGGAACAAAAACAGAACCACTAAAAGTACGTAACGGTATGGTTCAGGTAGATGGTATGGCTCTCGAATTTGGTATCGATCCTGCCACTAATAAAAGGGACTTCGTCTATCGTATTAATGATGTACTAACTCAACTAAAAGAAATGCTGCCAGAGGGTCACAGTCTGTCAGTTTCGTCTATTGCCAAGTTCTCTCCAGAGATCATGGCTGCTCAACCTGAAGAAGCTCTTGAGTTAGGTTGTGATCCTGACTACAATGCTTATACTCTAGACAAGAATCCTCGCCCTAGGCTACCTGATCCTAACATTCGATCAGCAGGTGGTCATGTGCATATTGGTTGGGCTGCTGGGTTACCTACTCGAGACCCTAAGCATATCGAGGCTTGTGCTGCTCTAGCCGCAGAAATGGACTACTACATGGGTGCAGCTTCTCTTGCTTGGGACAAAGATGCTCTTCGTCGTTCTATCTACGGTGCTGCGGGTGCTTTCCGTCCTAAACCTTATGGTATGGAGTATCGTTCTGGTTCAAATCAATGGTTGAAGTCTGACGAGTTAATCGGTTTTGTGTATGATACTACTATTCAAGCGATTACAAGCTTGATGGATAAAAAGCAGAGGAAGGGTCTCAATAATCAAACCTTCTTCAAAGGAGCTATTAATCTTCCCTCACAAGAGATTATTAATAGCAACTGGGCTTATCTTGGCGAAGCTATCTTTAACAACCTAAAGGCGCAATATGTTCAATAATGATGCAAGCTATGCAAGGTCAAGGCTTAACTCTAGTTACATGAAAGGTAAAGAAAAAGGCTTTTACAAGATTGTCGATATATACTCTAAGACTAATGACTTAGATAAAGCGACTATTATTGCCTTTGATGAAGACCGAAACGAAGTTAAGTTGAATATTAGAGACCTAGACTTCTCGATTGGAAAGCTAGGTTACGTAAATGATGCTTATTCGGGAACAGCTATGTTTATTAGTCGTCTTCCGATTCGCCGAGACTTCCGTCAAGGTTTACGTTCTTCTCAGTTGTCTCATGTTCGTAATGGTTCTTATAACAACCTCTCTGAAAACTGGTTAGAGAGTAACGCAAAGAGTGTCAACAAGTGTCTAAGAAACAGATACCAAAGCTTTGACACTGTTATTGAGCTAGCTGAAGAATGTAATGGTGATATTGCTTTTAGCAAGAACTTTGCTCTAAGTAGTAAGTACAAGCTGCTATATAAAGGGTTTACTGTTGGTGATCTAACAAAAGACGATAAGTTTAAACTGTACACTGCGTTTAACTTTATCGAAGAAGAGTTCACAAAAGAGGTCGGCAATGACAAACTTTCTCGCTAAAAAAGTATACGAGGTATTCGGTCATTCTATCAAAGAAGGTGATCTTGGAATTGAAGTTGAGGTAGAGTCAAATCAAAAGCTACCTACTCAAATTCCAGATAGCTACTGGAAAGTACTAAACGATGGTTCTTTACGTGGTGAAGCCAAAGAATATGTCTTCTCTAAGCCTCTAGCTAAGGAGGTAGCTTTTGCAGAAGTCAGGAATCTTTATCTTTATTTAGATGGTAAAGTCAATGACTCTATGCGAGCAGGTGTTCACGTACATGTCAACTGTCAACGACTTACTATCAAGCAGTTGTTCACTGTAATGGCGGCTTACTACTGTTTAGAGAATCTGCTAACAGAGGATGCAGGAGAAGAGCGACAAGGTAATTTGTTCTGTTTGCGGTTGTCAGATGCAGACTATGTTAATACAGGTATTATGGGTTGTCTTACGCATCGAGACTTCCTAGCCGATGGTGGTATTTTTTCTAACGAGAATTTGCGCTATGGTGCAATGAATCTTGTTAGCGTCTCTAAGTTTGGTTCTCTTGAGTTCCGAGCTTTACGTACTCCGCAAACAGCAGATAAGGTTATCGAGTGGGCTGATCTCTTTTTGACTTTAAAAGAGAATACAGTAAAAGAATTTTCTAGTCCTGTAGAGTTGTTAAACAGTATGTCTGCAAACGGTGGAGCAGAGGTAGTGAGAAAACTGCTAGGTGCTCATGCTGAAAAACAAATCAGCAAACCTAACTTCGAAGAATCCTTGTATGAGGGTATTCGTCAAATCCAACACTGGGTATTTCTAAACAACTGGGAGACTAAATAACATGGCTACTGAAAACTTCGTCTACCCCTATCGTCAAGGGTCTAACAGCGCTATTGCTCTTGCTCAAGGTATTCAAGGCAAGGTTATTCGTTTGGAGAACTCTAAGTTCAAACCCTCTACTAGAAAAACAGTAGTTAACTGGGGTTCTACAACTATGGAGCCAGATATCCTGCGGCTGACTAAAGTTATCAACCCACCTAGCTTAGTTAACCGTGCTAGTAACAAAAAGAACTTCTTTGAGTTGGCTAAAGAAGCGGGTGAAGCTGGTCCTAATGTTCCTGAGTTTACATTTAGTAAAGAGCAAGCTAGACAATGGCTAACAGAAGATAAGCCTAAGAAACTGTTTGCTCGTACAGTACTAGCAGGGCACTCTGGTGAAGGTATTGTAAAAGTAAACACAGTAGAGGATCTTGCCCCTATTGCTGAAGGCACTATGTTTGTTGTTTACGTTCCAAAGAAACGTGAGTTTCGTTTCCACGTAGATCGTAAAGCAGGTGTGTTCTGCATTCAAGAAAAGCTGAAAAAGAAAGATGTACCTAATGAGGAAGTGGACTACCAAATCCGAAATCATGCAAATGGTTTCATCTTTGCTAAACAAGACATCGATGTTCCAGAGGGCTGTAAAGAGCAAGCAGTAAAAGCGCTAGCTGTAACTGGTCTTGACTTTGGTGCAGTCGATGTTATCTACAATGAAAGGCAAGCAACAGCTTATGCTCTAGAGCTAAACACTGCCCCCGGACTAGAGGGTTCTACTATCGAAGACTATGTAGCAATGTTTGACAGGCTGAAGAATGATTAATTTCCGGAAAGTATCTAAAGTACTCTACCAGATTCAAAAGGTGTTTGAGCCTGATTATCTAGGATGGAGCTATGAATCTTCAGAGTTTTGGTTAAAAGTCAGAGCAGACTGGAGAACTCACTACTCAGAAGAAAACAGAAATCTGCTTGCTCAAACGATGTTGCATGATTTCAACCTTTACTTCGCAGGAGGACCAGAACCAAAAGACTTCGGTACTGATTACAAGGAAGATCTTTCTATCTTCAAGTTAGACTTTCTGAGGGTGCTAGAAGAGTATTCTTTCAAGAACTTTGAAAGGAATCGCTTCTTTAGCTTCAACAGAAAGTTAGTGATCACTGAAAGGATGAACGATCAGTATCTTGCGGCTATTTTCCGAGATCTTCACTTTGCAGACAAGAAAAGGAAGGTATCGAAAGAAGACCTAGTACTTATGCTAGAAACTTACTGTTACTGCTTCGAGTATATCGTTGAACGGTTTAATAAGCCAGAAGTACATACAGAAAAGCTAGTAGCACTAGGGTTACCTGTAGAAGCACCTGCGTTAAGAGAACTTGTACTAAACTGTGAAAGTTTAGGTGAGTTGTTTCAATGGGGGCTAACTGACTTTCCTTTTAGTTACTGGGCTGAAGACTTCCTAGATCACCCAGCTTACTTCAAGAATAAAGTCTACGGTTATCTTAACAGGCTGCATCCTGAGTTGCAACTTAAAATAGAGAACATGAAAAAAGGAGAGATTAAACCTCAAAAGCCAACTACAATTATAGGCGATTGGGTACTTGCAGAGCCTGTAGAAGCAGCAGCAGTACGCTATAATAACCTAACACTTAATAACTTTTAATAAGAAAGCCCCTGTCAGCATTGCGCTGGCGGGGGCTATCCACTTTTCTTTTTTTTTTTTTTTGTCAGTCTTTCTTGCTGAAGAAATAATCATGAAGCTCTTTACGAAGATCCTTCATTTCTTGTTTTAACTCAGCTACTGCTTTACGATCTTCTTCTCTACGTTGATCTCTATTTTTGATTTCTAATTGTAGCAACTCAATTTTACGATTGTTAGTTAAAACTGTTCGAACTAACCAAGTAATAGAAGCAAAGACAGTAGCTATTGCTCCTGCGATAATTTTGTCAACCCACTGGTCCATAGCATCCTGCATCAAATCCTATAATTACATCTTCACCAGCAAGGATAGTTTGTTGACCACCGTCAATCAGAAGAGCGTCATTTAATCGGTCTATCTTAGGTGATAAACCGTCACATAGCCCTTTCTCATTTACTCCTAGATTTCTGCCTAGCCCGCAACCTGTCAAGAGCATCGTTAACAGAACGATTATCACTAGTGGCTTCATCGATCCTTCTCCTAGTTTGAATGTAAGTTTCTTGTTGTTGTATGATTACCTCTTGCTCTTTAGCTTTAAAACCTTTGTTGTACAAGTAATAGCTTGCTACCCCTGCTAGGCTAAAAAGAAGAATAATCGCTCCTATCATAAGTTTATTTGTTATTAAGCTCATCATCTGTGTATTCTCTCTTTCTTGATACTAAGCTGGTTTGTTTACCTGCCCAATCCATACCAAAGGCCGCTCCAACAAAAAGCATGAAGGGCCAAGCGATAACTTCTAGAGCTTCTACACGACCGTATAGTCCCAAGTAACAAAGATAAAAGATAATTGCTATAGCCGCTTCACGCTTGTAAGTTTTCATTACACTACTAGCTCGAAATGGGGACTATCTGTTTCGCCTTTTTCACGAGGACGACCATCTTGGTCCCAGTCAGCACCCCAACGAATCGGAGTACCTAGTTCTTTAGAAGCCTGAAACATTGCATCGGCAATAGCTTCAAACTTTGACAAATCATTCCAATCAAGAGGATACGGAGCAATATCTACTGCATGACCCCAACCATCTGCTTGAACAAAATGTCTTGATTTTAATGTCCAAGTAACTACTTGGCCTGGCTTAGTACGCCCTTGAGCGTACAGCTCTGCTTGACGTTCAGGAGTACGTAACCCTTCTAACACCATAAAGTCTTGAGAGGATAACTCGATAGCTCTCTCGATGACTCGTACTAGAGTAGGGTGAACACCTTTTAGTTTGTCTTTAGATTTATTACCCAATTGGTACATCTAATCCTCCGATAATTTCTAAAATTTTAAGTGTGAGTCTGTCATCATTTGCATCTTGAAAGCTAGAACTAACCTCTAAGCTAAGATCTAAAACTTTTTTGTGAATACCTTCTGAAATAACTTGGTATACAGAAACATCGCAGATAGTTTTTTCTTTTATAAAATCAACACTTAAGTGATTAATTTTAATAGTTTTATTTGTCATATCCATTAATATGTCCTTTTATATAAAGATATTTGCCAAGTGAATGATACAGAAACATCAGGGTTTAAAGTTGGAGCTCCGAAATTAGCATTAGTTATTGGACTTCGTGAACCAATTTTCCTAAATTGCAGCATAATATTAGTTGTGTCTACCATCATGCTTAAAATATTTGGCCTTGAGTCTAGTTGGCCATAAGAACGGACTGCTGCTACATTTTCTACATGTAAACAAATAGGCACAGAGCTAGGTAGTTGAAGATTAAGAAAGCCGCTGGCTAAGTTACCGCTGCATGCAGTAATCTTGTAGCTTCCTACTATAATATCGGTATTAGGGTTATAGCTAAGACCATGTGGAGAAATGTTGTAGTTAGTAGCTCCTGAAAATGTTTGACTTCCTGATAAGTAAGCTGCACGATAAAGTAATCCATTAGAGCTATCAAACTTAGTGACTCCACTTGAGTTTTGAATATAAATTTTGCTAGAATCAATTTTAAGGCTCATGGTGTAATCTCTGCATTAATAAGTCTAGCTCCGCCACTTTGTTGATAATTTGCCATAGCAAACTCTAAATAAGTAGTATTAGCTGGAGTCATGCCTACATTCCAATTACTATTTATAAAAAATCTGTAGTTTCCACCACCATGCGTTGAAATTAAGTTGTTTATAATTGCAACATTATCCCAATCAGGGACATAAAAAAATCTATTAAAAGCCTGTGGTGTTCCTTGTGGTGCAAAATAACTAGAGAATGAGTTTAACAAGCTTTCATACCTGGTTACCCAAGAACCATTAACAAACTGTTGAATAAGCGCATGCTTTGTACTGCTTATCGACTGGTCAGTTTGAAACTGAGGAAGAATTTGTTTGTTACCAATAAAACCCATTATAGACACAGGGTGAAAGTTAGAAAAATAAAATTGAATACTCATGCTTTGATTTAAAACCAAAAGTGCACCGCTGTTAGGTGTTGCAGATATAAAATTCATATTACCAACTTGTTTTGAAGAAACAAAACCTTGAGAGTCAGTAGAAACTCCTTGTGGGACTCTTGTAAGTGCAATACCCGATATTTCTGTTTTTGAAGCGGAATTAGTTTTTAAATAATTAAAGTTAGAACTAAAAGTAATATTTCCGCTATTATCTTTGCATTCAATTTTGCTAGAGTTAATAAATACCTTATCCATTTACAACATGAACCTTAACTGAAGTTAGTGTTTGAGAAGTTGCGTCAGCAGATACAGCAGTAGTTACTGCAAGAAGCCTGATAGTATTGTCTGCAGAGTTATACACTGGAAAAACTCTTCTATCTACACTTGCTGTAGTTAGGCCATCATAAAAATCTGCATAGATTTCTCCTGCATACTCTAACAGACAAAATGCCGGGTTAATAATAGGTGAAGTGCCAATTGTTACACTTTGAATTTTTGTTGTAGGTGCAATAGTAGTGTAATAATCGTCGCTGTTAAGACAGCCTCCATCGCGACTTACCGTGTAAGTATCTCTAATAAATGCGGGAAAAGTAACTGAAGCCGCTGATACTGCACCTTTAATAGTTAAAAAGTTTAAACTAGAATGGAATCTTATGTAAGACAAGTATGTTTGTGGGCTAGCAAGGATTTGAGCATAGGTAGGAGACCCTGCAGTAATGTTTGATATCATTACTGCTCCAGTATCTTTATCTGCGTAAAATGTACTAGTTGCCATATCTAAAAACCCTTTTTACTTTTGACATGTCTATATCGTCAATACTAGAGTACTTGTTAGGTACATGATGTAGTATTTTGTTGTTTCCTAAATAAACGGCAAGATGAGACGTAATTCTTGAATCTTCAATTTCATAAGAAACTACGTCTTTTTCTTTTAGTTGTGATAAGTTTACTTCGTAGCCTCCTACTTCTTTAATAAGAGTTTCACCACCAAGTTTAATGTAGTTTGTCCATTCTTTTAAAGTAAGGGAAAAAAGCTTTTCTTCTATTTTAGACCCAAAGTGTTTATCCAAGTATCTAGCGCAAAGTGTAGCACAATCATCTCTAGCTATTCTGTAAGGAATACCAATTAAGAGGTCTGATACTACAAGCCAAGTATTGTTTAGCGTGTTTAAATAAATACTATTATTAAAAGGAGAAGTAGAGACAGTAAGTATTCCATCACTGTCTTCTACAAACTCGCCATTAACTACATTAAATTTTTTACCTATCTTATTTAAAAATATTTCATACATATATAGTATTCCTTATACTGAAATTGTAATAGTTCCAGCTGTTAAGTTGATAACGAAAGTACCAGAGCTATTTCTTAAAACCCCCGCTGTAATTGTACCAGCATTTGAAGTTAAATCACTTAGACCCTCTGTTGGACCAACATAGATAGAGTTTGTAGTAACAGAGTTTGCAGCTAAAGCGTTAGCTGTTACAGTACCTGCTACAAGAAGATTTCCATCTACAAAGGCTGCTTGTGTTACCCAGTCTGTGCCGTTAAATATAAAAGCTTTAGTACCGCTAACATGTGTAGTAGCAATAACAAAACGATCATCTTTTACAGGATCAATATCTGGGGTATGAAGTGCATCCCAATACACGTTTACTTCTGCAGTAGTGTCTACTCCCGACAAGTCTGCTGCCCCAGCGTCATAACGCCACCAGCCTGCACCTCTAGTTCCAACGGCTCTAGAAAAATCAAAAGTAGCAGTACTTCCACCAGTTGTGTAGTCAATAGCTGAACTTGCAGCGTTAGACTTTATTAAAGTAACACCAAACTCATAAAAATATTGTCCAGCAATAGCGTTAAAGGTATAGTTTGAACGTTTAGCTACGCTAGTTATGATATAAGCAAACTTAACAATTGTTGTTCCATAAACAGCTGTTACGGTAACGTAGTCTCCAACAACAACTGTTGATAACTTTTGCTGAACATTATTATCAGCATTTGCATAGCCAATGTGTAATACAGTAGTAATTGCTAAGTTATTTGTACTTGTAACACCTGAGGAAATTAATCGGTATTCTACATCAGTATCTAGTGATGCAGCGTTAGACTGCAAGTCGTTGTAACCTCCAACAGCATTACCTGTTGCTGGCCAAGCGTCTTCACCATCTGCTCCTGGAGTTCCATTTTGAGCAAGTATAGCCGGAGTAGACCAAGTTAGTGTATCGTCTAAACCAGTTGTGCCTTGAACAGAAGCTAAAGCAGTAGAAACGTAAACAGGATCTGTACCTGTAGGCACAGTAGCACTCCAACCAGAAGGTGCTGTTACTAGCTGAGTTCCAAAGTTGTAAGATCCTCCAGTAGGGACAGCAGGTGCTGCAGCAGAACGTCTAAAAACACTTAGCTGGTAAGTGCTGATACCGTTTGAACCAGGAGCTCCTGTAGCCCCATCAGTGCCATCTTGAACAAATATAAAAGGCGTTGACCAAGCAGGACTAACATTTTGTAAACCAGAATCTCCAATAATAGAAAACACAAACCTAACTGCATAAACAGGGTCTGTACCTGTAGGTACATCTAAAGACCAGCCTACAGGGGGTGTTAAAACGTTAGTTCCAAAATTAAAAGATCCATCTGTAGGTGCAGTAGGTACTGTAGTAGAGCGTTTAAAGACAATAGCAGTATAAACTGATTTACCAGCAGAACCATTTTGAACAACTATAGTAGGAGAAGACCAAGTTAAACTAGTATCTGTTCCAGTAGTGCCTACAATAGATGCAGTAGCTAAGCAGGAATACAAAGGATCTGTACCAGCGGGAGGTGTAGCTGACCAACCACTAGGAGGAGTTAATACTCCTGTATCAAAACTAAAAGAGCCACCAGTAGGTGTAGGTAAAGCGGTAGCAGAGCGTTTGTAAATCTGTAGTTGTGCAACACTAGTACCTGATGTGCCATCAATACCATTAACACCGGGTAAACCATCTGCACCTATAAATCTAGCAAAAGTAATTCCAGTTCTGATAGGTAGTGTTGGTAAGTCTCCTGAGTAAACATAGTAAGCTACATACTCATTCAAGCCTAAAGAGTACGTTTGAGTGTTAGTTGCAATATTGTCATTATTTGCATAAATAACTGCTACTTGATCAACAGCTGCTTTTTGAATAGTAAAAGATTCTACTAATTGAGTTGCAGCATCTTTAGCTAAAACTCTAGCAGAATACTTATTTAAGTTATTTAAAGAACGTACAGAAAACTTGTAAACCCCGTTATTTAAACCAACAACATCATAACTGTTAGTTAAAGTAGTAGTTAAGGCTTGCCAAGTAACTCCATTGTCTGAAGAAACCTCTACTAAAAAGCCGTTTACAGAAACTGTATTAGGATAATTCCAAGTTATTTTTCCTGAGCTAACTCCAAAAACACCATTAGGGTTGTCTGGGGTAAACAGCACGTTAGTTGGTTTTACAACAGGATAGTAGTAATCTGTTTTTACAGAAGCATACGGAATGTTATCTGGAACGTTCCAAGCAAAATTTTCAAAACTATACTGTCTAGCTTCAATATTTACCGTTAAATCTGCATTAGTTTTGACAGAATCAACTTTCATAGTTTCATTAAGCAAACCACTAGTGCTATCAGTAACCTTAATAATATCACCAGGTTCTAGTAGCAAACCCTTTTTAGAAGCTGTAAATTTAGCTCTCATTTCTCTTCTAGAAGTTCTGACGATTTGCTCTGCTTTAGCTAAAGCATGATAAGGATCAGAAGTGCAAGGTAAATAAATTTCAGTTTTTAAAAGAATTCCGCTATCTTCAGTTAAGTAAGTATTGTAAGGAGCAGAGTAACTAGTTGGCCAAGTAACTGTGTCATCTACAAAGTTTTCAAATTCACTCATAAAGCGAGCTACGCACTGGTTGTAACGTGTAGAAGAGTCAGGGAACTCTAACTCCATTCCTCCACGGATAATGTCTTCCTCTGTAAAAGTAGCTACAACTAATGCATCTTGCTCAGCTAAATCAATAGGGGCATCAAGCATTAACTTGTATTTACCGCCTGACCAAATTAGTTCTGCCTCTTCCATAGACTCTAAAATAATCTCAATATTTTCTCGTAAAGGTCTTTCTGAGTCAAGAACAATATTACACTCATACAATTTTATAGAAGTATTAGGTAACTGAGGTTGAGTTGTAATAGTGCCATCTTCATTTTCAACATCAGGTCTACGTCCATTAATACGCCCATCTTGTATAACATTAGTAGAAACTATTCTATCACAAATAACTTTTGCTTTGTAAAAAGAAGCTAAGTCAATAGATGAAAGAGATAACCCTTTTCCATAAACGTTATTTGTAAGATAATCTAAAAGAATTCTAGCAGGATTTTCTGTAAAACTTTTAGTAGTAGAAAGAGAATACACACCACTAGTATTTACAATATCATAAACTTTTTGCCCTTCAATAAAGAAAGATACATTAGGTGAGCTATTGTAGTTATACTCTTCTCTGTTTAATCTAAAAATCATAGAAGCGTAAGCAGTATTTGTAAACCGGTTAGTTGAAGGAATTGCATTAGCGGTTGCCATAGTATCAGCTACGCCACCATCCTTAAACACATGAATTCTTTGCCCGTACGCTAAGGTTTCTTCATCCCAATTTTTATCGTCAACAGTAATGTCAACTACATTGTTAATACCGCCATAACAGATAGCTTGCTGAACAAAAAGGTATTCATTTTTAGAACCTGTTCGACTAGATGTCAATCCATTTAAAAAAGTTTGATTAGCATTAATGGATGTTGGATGTGTATAGCTATCTTTTAGTTTATGATAAACCTTACCACCTGAAACTTTAGCTTTACCGTAAACAATTGGCAAGTAAAAAGGTTCGCCATCTATAGCTACGTTAACTTGCTTTCGCTTATCTAGCTCATTTCTAAGCTTTCTCATACGAGACTGTTGATATGCTATTGAAGCTACCGTAAGGGTTAACGAAACTGCAGTAGCAGCAGCAGCTGCTGATAAGCCTACTACTGTGGTAAAAAATGCTGTAAAAAATGCCATTAGTCTTTTCCCCACTTAAGATTAACAGTGTCGCCACCAGCATAAACTTCATCAAAAGAAGTATCTGTAGAGCTAACTTGATCCATACCATCTCTTGATACGATGTAGCCACCAATAGAATCTAAAGTAGCCATTGGCGAAGCTACTGATATGATAGCTTGCTTAACTGAACCATCATTAACTACTTTACCACTATCAATTAAACCTTCATAGGCAATTAAAACATCGTTTACTGAGTTAAGTAAAACATTTGAGCTATTGTAAAAAGCAGCATAGACAGTAACTTTTTTCCCAGTAATACCAAGCCTTAATTCTTGTTGAATTAAATTATCGTGATCAAGGAAAATTAACTCATATACTTCACGATCAACTGAGCTTGAAATTCTTGGAGGTCCAAAACTAACTAAAGAGTTATTACTTAAATAAGTTTCTTCATTAAAATCATGATTAAAAGAGTTACTAGTTACTAAGAGTGTAGTGCTTTTTAGCACAATTTTTGCAAATAATACAAATTTTGGATTAGGTAAATTTATTGCAGCTAATGCTGCTGCGCTTAGCGTTCTCATTTTAAAATGCCTCTAATAGCTTAATAGTTCCAGGATTTACAAGTACACCGTCTTCATAAATAATGCCTTGCAGTGTTTCTAAATCGCGGTAGTATTGTAAAACAGGTTTTGTAGTTGAGCCTGGATGGTGAACTACAGTTGAGCTAGAAATACTTTGACGTAAAGATGGATAAATAGGCACAGAAACAACAGTTGTTTGAGTAGTTACGTTTGCAGTAACTGTATAAATTTTACTATGACTAGCAAATTTAATAAAAGACCCTTTAGGTAAAAGTCTAGATGCTTGAGAAAAATTAATAAGAACAGAGTCAGCTCCTGCAGAAGTAGCACTAGCCGAACCGTTAGTAGTTACAGTTACTTTTTTATCAACTGAAAGCAACTGAGGCATAATCATAGTCTTAGCATCTTTGATACCTGTTACCATACCAACAAAGTAATCTTCTTCTATATCTTTAGTTTGAATTTGAAAGCTTAGTTCCCAACGTTGGGCACCTTGCGATGCCCTTTGTTGTTTAAGATTTACTGTATCTGCAACAAATACAGGTTCATTAGATTCAATAGTAAGAGGAGCCACAATTGGGCTCCCCTCAAAATAATAAACTGTCATTATCGTGATCCTCTCTCGCGATTAGTCATATTGACCCCAGCAGTGATCTCCGGAATCATACGGGCAATCTCTTTACGAGTTTGCATGGAGACATCACCTGAAACATTAATGTTGAACACTTGTTGTTTGTCCTTATTGTTATTATTTTCTTGTAGTGTTTTAAAAGCACTAGGATTGCTCGGTCCAACTAGTCCACCATTAGCAAAAGCTGGTAGACGACCTTTGTTAGCATTTAGTGTTTCAAGGAAAGGCAACCAACGTTTAGTTGTAGCAGCATTTACTACATACTCACCATTGGATAGCATAGCCATAATAGAATCTGAAGTAGCTGTTCCTGGTCCTGAAACAAAACCGCCAGTAGCAAAACCACCAAATAAGCTACCACCACTAAATAGGCTAAATAACCCACCAAGGCCACCACTACCAAACAAGCCAGAGAAAAGGTTACCAATACCACCAAATAAGTTTCCAAAGAAACCTTGGATACCTGAGAAGAGACTACTAAAGAACCCTCCTCCTGCTTGAGCACCATTAGTTGCTCCTTCACTTAAAGGATTTTGGCTAACTGCTCCAGAACTCATAGGCATATTAGTAACAAAAACAGGAGTACCGTTTTGCATTAACCCGGAAGTATTAGGCGCTAAGACTCCGCCGCCAGCTTGAGCGCCTGTGCCTGCAGCGCTTGAAAATAAACCTCCGAATAAAGAAGTTAGATCAAATTTATTAAAAAGAGCATTAGTAAAACCACCAACAAAATTATCAATAATATTATTAGTAAAAGTATCTAACAATCCCCCAATCATATCTTTAAAACTTAATTCACCTTTAAGTAGCCCACTAAAGTTATCTTTAAAAGATTGTAGCATTGCCTCAGCACCACTTAAACCCGCTTGAGCAAAATAAGCTGGGCTCATAGTAGTTAACTCAATAGCACTTTCAGCAATAGACTTTAGTTGTTCTTTAAGTTCCTTAATTTTATCTGTAGCTTCTGAAGTTTTATCACTAGCTTCACTTTTTGCTAAAATTTCTTTGTTAGTCTCAGAATTACTTTCTTTTTGTGTGGCTATTAATTCTTCTAAAGTTTTAGATTTGCTACCGTCCCAAAGAGACATAAACGCCTCTAGTGTATTTGTTGGAGCAGTTGCGTAAGTTCTACCACTACCCTCAAAAGAAGGCGAAACTCCAGGAGTATACCCTTCTGCAAATCGGCCATAAGTTCCTTTATTGATAGAGGCTAATAAAGGCCCAAACTTCTTACTAGCTTTAGCGTTAATTACAAATTCGCCATTAGATAGCATCGCAGGAATAGAATCAGAAGTACCTGTCCCAGGACCGGATACAAAACCACCTGTAGCAAAGTTTTCTCTAGGACCTACAGGTAAGCCAGAACCTTCTCTTATTTGTCTTCTAAGGTTAGCTCTACCTAACTCTGTATTAGGATCGAAGTTATTATTGTTTTCTAAACTAAATAAGTTTTTAAACCAGTTACTGATTTGAGTACCTAAACTTTTTAAACCTGTCCAGATATCATTTGCAATTGTTGCACCGATTTCTGTCCAGCTCATGTCATCAAACTTAAGAATATAATTCCAAATCTCTCTACCAGTACTAGCAATAGAGTTAAACCCTGAAACAAGAGAACTCCAAACCCAGTCTACGAAAGCATTTACAGCTGCTTGGTCTATAACATTGTAAGAAAGAAGTGCTTGCCAAATTGCAGCGGCAATAGCTGCAGCAATTACAATAGGCCAGCTAGCTCCTGCAAGTAGTAAAGCTGCACCAGCAAGAATACCCATAACAAGAACATCTAGTAGTTTGCCAATCCATTCAGAGCCAATTGGCATAAATCCTTCAATAATGCCTTTTCCTGTTAGACCTTTAGCCATAAACTGAACCATTGAAGCTGCAATGACAGAACCAATAGCAGTAAACACAATGAAAGGAACAGAGGTAATTGCAACAAGTAAAGCCGAGCCGATAGCTGCAATAATAGTTGCACCTAGACTAGTAATTACGCTAACTAATCCTCCAATTAAACCTAAGACAATAATTGAACCAAAGAAAATGCCTGCTTCTGTCCAAGAACCAGCTTCAATTTTAATACCTAAGATTTGTTCGCCTAATGCTCTTAGCTCTCCTTCAATAGAAGATGAAAAAGTAGTAAAATAACCTAGTAGAACACCAGCAAGAAGGCCACGACCAAAAGATTTACCTAAGAGTTTTTTAACTACTTGAATAAAATTTTTACCTAAATTTTTAATAGCAGCAGTAGGTATCTTTTTTATTAAAGACCTGGTAAGCATCGCTAAAAATTCACCGGCTATTAGAGTACCAGCATAAACACCTGCTTCTTGAATAGGGCTTAATTCCATACCTGAACTAGCAATAATATTTTGAGCAATTCCAAAACTTAAAGCACCAAAGCCTAAAGAAATACCTATGTCTCTAAGTAATGAAGCTTTACTTGTTTTTCCAGTAATACCTTTATTTAAACCAGAAGTCATGCTGCTTATTAGCTCGCCACCTTTTGTTTTTAAATACTCAAAAGTGTCATTAGCTAAGGGTTCTCCAAAGAAGTAAGCAATACCTGTAACAATACCAGAGGCAATATCTATGAATTGTTCAGAGTCTGCACTTAGTGAAGCTCCTGAAATACTTTCGATTAATGGCTTAACTACTAAGTCTGAAGAAATACTACCAATACTAAATCCTACAAGAGTACCTAAAACTGCACGTCTTAGATAGTCTCCCATGGAACCCCTACCTGCACCTTCAGTTATACCCATTACCATATCTTGAAAAATAGTTACTCCCAAAGAAGAACCAATTTTTGTAGCAGTGTCAAGTAAAGAACCTTCACCTAGCTCTAATTGCTGAGAGATAATTCCACCAATAGAGTAACCTGCAGCAAGACCTAAAGAAGAAGTAATTGCTCTTTTGTAGAAAGTACCAATATTACCAATGCTTTCATTGATGCGCTTACTCATACCTTCTTCGCCAATGTTAAAGATAAACTTTAAAATGCTAGCAGCAGCACCTCTAAAAGTCTCACTCATAATAGTAAGAATACCTAACGCAACTGCAGTACCAATAGGACTTGCATACCGTTTTACAGCATTTTCTACTTCTGCTTGGTTCATATCGGTAAACAATGAGGGAATCAAAGTTCCACCAATACCTACCCCTATTGCATTCAATAAGTTACCAAAAGATCTGGAAAGCTTAGGTATTAGTTTTTCATTAGTAGACTCTGCTTCTAAGAACATACTTTCCATAATATTACTCATGGCAGTATTGCTAATCTTTTTTGATTCTCCAACTAAGTTTTCATACAAATAAGAAGTTAATCCATTAGCAAAGTTGATAGCTATTGATCTTATAAAATCAAAGTCTAACAAGAGAGTACTAGCAATAAGTAAAGCTTTCTTAATACCATCAACAACAATACCACGTAAAGTTGTGCTAAAAAGAGTTGCTAAACCAACAACAGACAAGAAGAAAATTTGATTAAAATCAATATCAGTTATTGTGCCAACAAACTCTTTAAACTTATTAATTAGAGAGTTAAAATCAATTTTAGAGATAGTTTCTTTAATATTAGTAAAGATAGAAGAGATAGATTCTCTTAGTCTTTCAAAAACTCCTTTGATATTATTAACAAAGTTAAAAAATACTTGCTTAGTCATACTCCACAAGTTAGCAGTGTATGCAATTACATCTTCCCAAATATCTTTCCAAACTGAGTTCCAAATTAACCAAACACCAAAGTCCCAGATAACTTGTTTAATGTTCTCTAGCATTTCAACTACAGGGTCAGCAATCCTAGACCATAGACCTTTAGTATAGCTGTATACAGAAGTTACAACACTAATAAAAGTGTCTACAATAGGTTTGCCAAAGTTATTATAAAAGTTAGTAACAGAGCTATAAATTTCAGATACAAAATTTGTAATATAGCTTACAATGTCTTCTACGTCTTCTCTAATATATCCTGACAAGTAGTACATAGAGTCAGCTAGAGATTCCATCCAACTAGTGAGTCTCTTGTTAGTCCCTAAGCCTGCGTTAACTTCTCCAAAAAATTTAGAAAAAGATTCAGATAAGATATTGAAAGAACCAGATACTGTGCTTTCTACTAAGTTGGCTTCTTCTCTAAGAGAACCTAGCTGAGCAATAAGCGCATTAAGAACAATGTCTGAGTTTAGTTTACCATCAGCAGCAAGTTTCTTAAGTTCGCCGTAAGGGATATTTAATCCTTCAGCGATAGCTAAGGCGACTTTAGGAGCTTGTTCTTGCAAAGAAGTAAGTTCTGCACCAGCATTTTGGAAGTTACCTGCAAACGCTTGGCTTAGCTGTACTAGAGCAGCATCTACAGACTCAGGCGCTCCACCACCAATTTTTGCAGCTAGCTGGATAGCTTCTGTTGCAGCAAGTAAATCTTCAGTTGGGTATCTTTCTTTTAATACTAAACCGATTCTACCAAAAACCTCAGCTCCACTATTAATAGATGTTTTAGTAGTTAAAGAAATTCTTTCTAGTTCAGTTCTAAGTCTACCTAGCTCTTGCCCTCTACCTACAATAAGTGATAAACGGTTGTTAATACTAGTTAAAGAATCGCCTGCTCTTGTAAAAGCAGAACCTGCAAAAATACCAGTAAGAGCTGCTCCTGCAGAAATTGCAAGAGTTTTCATATTTGCAACTGCGTTTACTGTAGAAGTATTCATATTACTAATATTTTTATTAATACTAGCTAGTTGTTTGTTAATGTTGCTAAGATCACTAGCGCCTAGGCGATTCATTGTACTAGACGTCTTTATAGTAGAACTTGTAAGTCTATTAATAGAATTATTAATGTTTTCTACTGAAGACCTAACCTTAGCGTCTCTTACTTCGAAATCGACATAAACTGTCATTTAGGCCTCCTAAAAAAAAAAAAAAAAAAGCCCCACAATTGTTAAATCATGGGGCATATATTATTGCGTTAATCGAGCTGCACTACCCTCAATCTTACCAAAAGACAAACAAACTCTTTCTATAAAATTTCTAGGTTGAATTTTAGATGTTCCATTATTCACATAGAAAATATAATTTTCATCATTTTCTAAAGATAATTTTTCGTTCTTAACTAATAATTTCCAAGAAGATTTTGCTTCTCCGGTATCAACAGGTGTAGCTAGCTTCATTGAAGTTAAAATATCATTTTTGTCTTCTAAAAGTTCTGTTAAAACTTCTTTCTTTACTAGTTTTTCTAAATCTTTTCTTTTGAAAGTAATACTTGCTTTAATCATTTAAAAAGTCTACCTTCTCAGTAAATAGATGTTTGAACCTATCAACAAAACGATTGCTGACTGTATTAACTTTCTCTTGTTGTTTGTTGTATTGATGTCGTATAACTCGTAAAGAATCAAACAAGTCTTCAGGTTTTACCTTATCTCCTGCCATAGACATAGTGATAACAGCTGCTCTACGATCTGCTCTCCACTCTGGAGGAAATCTATCGAAAAATTCAAACCAACCTAAAACCTCATCGTAAGGTAATGACTTTATTTCACTTACACTTTTCTTTAAATGATAAGCTATTTCATAGTAGCCTACTTCTTCTTCGCTGAGTCGTTTCCCTCTACTTTAGAAGTATCTAACCCTGAAAACTTTAAAATTTCTTCCGTAAGGCGTGAGAGGTCTTCTAATGGAAAAGTTTTTAGCTCTTCATCAGAGATATCTTCTGCACCTTTAACAGTTTTTTTAATTAAATAAAATTGAATAGCAAAACCTGAGTCAGCAGTTTGCGTTTCTTTATCATCTTGTGGAACTACTGATTTAACATAAGTCTGGAAATCAAGAACTTCTTGTGCAGAAAGTTTCCTAATCTCAACAGAATTTTTTTGACCCATAAAATCGTAAGTTTTAACTGGAAGTTTTGAATTTAATAGATGTTTCATTCTTTATCTCCTAGAATATTTTCATTATTTTCGCGAATTGACTCAATCATAGCGTTCAATTTACCAAGATTAGCAAGAGTAGTCATTACTTCTTGAAGTTTTTCTGGTTGATCTTGAAACTCAGGTAGTCTTGCGATTGTTTTTTGCGTAGAAATAGCTACACTTGATTGCATATGTTTTAATGTCTCTTTTACGACATAACTATTTGAAAATGGTTTATTCATGTATATACCTATGTAAAGGTTGGCCCCCGAAGGGGCCTTCCTAAATTAGCTTGTAGCAGTTACAGTGTAAGGACCATAGAAGTCTGACTGAATAGAAAGAGCTACAGTAGCAGTTGATGCGTCATCACGAGCAGGGTTAACGAGTAGTGATTCGATTTTACCTACGAAGTAAATGAGTGCGTTTGGAACTGGAGCAGCAAGAGTACCACCAACGCCAGCAGTTACAGCAGTAGTTAGTGCTGGGGGCTTAGCAGGAAGTAGCGCGAATTGGAATACCTTTGCAATACCATCAGCGACTGCATCGCCTAGTGTACCAGTAGTAGCAAAAGAAGCGTTAGCCTTTGCCCACTCTGAAGGTACATAGTTAATCGTTAGTTCTAGGTCAGGAGCGTCTGACTGAGCACCGATAGACTGGGTCTGAGCTTGACCATAAACAGGAACTTTAACGATGTTAGCAGGAGTACCGAAGCTAGGCATGTCGCGAATGTTTTCAATTTCTGCGAAGTCTGCAGCAGTAGCAAAGTTTGCTTTAAGATTGCTCTCAGTAAGAGAGGTTGGGACAGCATCACGAGAAACAGCAAGAGCTGAGAACTGTGCAGCTGAGATTGAAGTTGGGAAAGCCATTAGTTATTCTCCATAGTAAGAAAAAGGAACAGAATAATCTGCTCTTGAAAGAGTTGAGTCATCGGGATCTGGTCCAATGAACTGTAAAGAGCTTACATTAGTTTGAATACCGTAAGCTAAAAATTTATTTTGGAACACAAGATCTAAAGAGTTAGCAATTGTAGTAGGTTCTTTTTGACCACTACCAGCAGGGTAATAAATACTTACAATGACGAGACCAGTAACTAATTTGTTATCTCTATAGGCAAATTGATTTGCTTTTCCGGTTACAATATTAAGCTTCAAAAAAGGAACGGCAGAGATTGTTCCTCGGTAATCAGCCGGATAAACGGGCAAATTTGCTAGTAAGTTATTTTGTGGTAACGAATAAAAAGTGTCTATGATATCTTCAAACATCAAACACTCCTTACTGTTAATTGCGTAATTCCTGGATAAGTCTCAAGTTTTTCAAAACGGTAAGTCTTGTTTCCAAAACTAATAGTTGAATAACGAGAACCATCTAGATCTCTAGTTCTAATAACTAATTCCTTTACGATATTTAAATCTTTGTCTAACACAGAACTAACTTCGATAAATTCTACTGAGTAGGGTTGTTCATCAGAAATTAAAGTACCTGTGCCGAAATTAAATCCTATAGCTGTTTCTTCAAGAAGAACACCTAACTGTACTAAGTCACCAGCAGCTTGAAAAGCTTGATCAACTGCAGATTCTACTGTTTGTAGTAGGCTCATTAGTTTGACCTCCACCAGCCCCCTGCAGCAGTGTAACCTTGGCTAAAGATTAAAGGAGCAATAAGCTTATTAATCTCAGCAGGTACTAAAGGAACTTGAGGAGAAGAACTACGACCAGCATCGGTATTAGACAAGCTAATAGGTCCGATTGAAATAGAGTCATAGGTTGTCTCATAACCTTTAATTACTGTTGGGTGTTTTACTAAGTGAAGTGCTAGATAAGCTACAGCTTTTTCTAGACGAATAGGAATCTCTCCTTGTTCAACAGGAACATGAAGAGAAAGTACAGGATCAAAGAAACTAAGTTTAGCTCTAGGCCAAGCAAGAGACTGAGACGACGTTACCGCCGTCCCAATCCATTCATTTTGGTCCAGAATTCGAGTTGCATCAACTAGCGCCTGTTCTTGAGCATCTGTATCTGCAGCTTCCCAAAAAGGGTTGTCTGCAAGATAATCGTCAGCAGACTCTAAGTAAGAGTTTTCAAATAAAATTAGCGCCATGATGCTTCCTAACTTAAGCGTGTAGGATGGGGAGAATACCTAGGTTTAGTGGATCCATAGTACGGGTCCATGAACCAGCGGCCCCTAGGGTTGCATTGGTAGCGAAGTTGTTGGTTGCACCAACCCAGTCGTAGCCCATTGGATGAGCAACGAAGCCATAGCGATACCAGATGTTGGTTGAACCACCACCAGCATAGCTAGCAGGATTACGATCAACTTCGGTAGCGACTGGCATTGGGATTTCGCGGAAAGCAACTGAACCAGGCTTGACAAGGAAGGTTGTCTTGGTTGACTGGTCGTTAACGTTAGCTGAAGCAGCAAGGTTGCCTTGAGCAGCACGAGTTAGGACTAGACGGAACTTACCACCGAAGATGGTTTGGAAGTCTAGGTTACCGTCACGAACACGGTCTTGGTCGATTAGGTTAGCTGCACGAAGGTCAGCAAGAACTTCAGGTGAAGTTACCATATAGACGAAGTCTGGTTCGTAGTCCTTGTAGAACATACCCATAGCACGGAATAGACGCTCACCACGAGCAGCACCGATTTCTGAGGAGTCAACTAGCTTGCGAGCATCGCCAGCGCCAGTAGCAGCAGCGCCGAAAGCACCAGCAGCGTTAACGTCAACGAAAGCACCAACTGAGCCTGAAGGAACAGTGTCGAAGCCGACAATACCAGCACCAAGAGCAACTTCAGAAGCAGCAACGCCCTTCATGATGTTTAGAACAGCGTTATGCTCGTCCTGAGCACGTGACTGAGCGAAGTTACGAGCGAAGAAAGCTAGGCCGTCCTGCTGTGAGATGATGCGCTGTAGGTTAACCTGTTCAGCACCGATGGTGCGAGCATTCTTAACATAGTTAGCAATGTCGGTTGAAATTGAAGAATAAGTACCATCAGTAGCAGTGGTTAGTGAAGCATTGTTGATGGTAGCTGATAGCGGTTTGTACCAGCGTAGCTGACCAGCGAAGCCTTCACCTGATGGGTCTAGTTCGGTTGAAGCTGCGACCATACCAGTTGAGTTAATACGCTTTTCTTCGGTCCAGCGCTCTTCTGCATAAGCAGAGATAGCAACTGCTACGTTCTGAAAGTTAAGATGATTAATAGCCATTTTGTTGTACCTTTTTTAGATTATTGGTGACTTAGAAAGTCACTGTTCCGAGTTTACCTGATTCAGCAAGAGCAAGTAGCTCTTCAGTAGTCATGCCAGAGAGAGTCTTTGGACGTGACATTGAAGCAGAGTTCTTGTTCGAGTTTGAGCCAGCACCTGAGTTTTCTTTAGGTTTAAAGAGAAAATCCTTATTAGGATCTTTAGAAAAAGCCTTGAGATAGTCATTAATACTAGCGCCAGACTTGTGAACCCATGAGCCGTCCTCGTCTTGGACAAGTTCAGGGAGAATAGTTTTGAAAGCAGTTTCACGTGCGAAGTCGTTACGGAACTCGAGAGAGCCTAAGTGCTTCTCTAGCTCACGATCTCGAGTAACAGAAGTAAGTTTATCCTGCAGAATTTTCTTTTCTTCTTCTAGTTCAGCAAGTTTGAGTTTTGCAACTTCGTAATGCTTGCCTTCGTCTTCGAGTTGTTTACGTTGCTTATCTTGAGCTTCTGCTTTGAGACGAGCATTTTCACGTGCTAGCTCTTCAGCTTTTTTATAGGCTTTGTCAACATTGCCCTTCATTTGTTTAAGCTCGTCAGCCACCAATTGTTTTAGTAGAGCTTGATGCTCATCAGCAAGAGAGGCTTTCCGCTGGGAAAGGTCTTGTTGATTGGTGTCATTATCGTCTTCATTATCATTGACAGTATTATCGTCGTTTTGATCAGCCATAGTTATAGTATTTCCTTTTGCACAGCATTGAATAGAGAACTAAAGGTACAACAATAGTTCGTTAGTCTATGGTATTATAGTTATTAGTGACTCTTCGGGGTGCGCCGACCGCACAGGCGATCTCGCGGGCTAAGCCCTGTAAGCGTGAAGAGTCTTGTTTTTATTCTTTAATCTTTTTCTCAACAGGAGCTTTTTCAACCACTGGTTTAGGAGCTTCTACTTCTAGAGAATTGACAATTGTTTGTAGTTTACGCCATTGACCTGAGTTGGGGCCTTCGATAGCGACACCAGCAGCAAAATCAGCAAACCACTCTTTAAATTCTTTTGTTTTCATTTTTTATACCTATATTGAGGAGGCTGGTATGTAAAATCACAAGAAGAACAAACAAAAAAGCCTTCTCGATGATTCCATACAGTTATTTCTTTTATCTTTCCTTCTTTACAGGAAGGACAAAGGCAACCGGGGTACAAGG